GGGGCTTCGGCCCCTCCCCTTATGTTGTTACTTGTAGACGCGCTTGAGGTGGTCGAAGCCTTCGCGGTAGGCGTTGGCTGCCAGCACGGCGTGGTAGTACAGCGTGCTCAGCGCTTCGGCACGCGAGGCCAGGCGCCAGCCCATCTCGGCCATGACCTTCAGCTGCGGACCGGAGATGCGCTCGAAGCCCGGCTCTCGGTTGGTGATGCGCTTGGCCAGCTCACGCATCAGTTCGTCGGCACGGTCGAGGAAGCCGTTGAGCTTGCTCAGGTCCAGCTCGTTCATCATCAGCGCCAGATCGTTCAGACGGGCACCGGTGCGGTCGTAGGAACCGACGTTGGGATACAGCGAACCGAAGGGACGCGTCTTCAGCTGGTTGCTGCTGGAATCGGAGAAGCAGGCCAGCAGGCCCTGCAGGGTTTCGGCCGGTGCCTTGTCCGAGAGCATGTTGTGACGGCTGGAGGTGACGCTCTGCAGCTTGGTCGGTTCACCCAGCATCTCGCCCAGCCAGCCCACGCAGTCCGGCAGCTCGGTCACGGCAAAGCCGCAGAGATCCTTGTAGGCCTTGTGGAGCTCTTCGACCATGGACGGGTAGTCGCTCACCAGGCCACGCGGGATCGGCATCTCCGCCACAGCCAGCGAGGTGTAGGGGAACTTGGCGACGAAGTTGTGGATGGTCAGCGTGTTGAAGCCAGCACGCACCTTCAGATCCTTGCTGAAAGCCTGCTTCAGGTAGGCACTCACGCCCTTGACGAAGGTGTCAAGGCGGCCGGTGAAGGCATTGAGATACTGGTCCCCGTTCATCGACTCGGTCGAGATATGCTCGCTGAGCTGGTGTACTTCTTCCAGGCTCTGTTCTTCTTCGGTGTCTTCGGGCAGATCGATGTAGTTCATTCGAGTTCCTTGACTCAATGTTGAAAAGGGTGCGTGCGGAACGCTGCTCATAAAAATAAACGTACGGACGCTATCGTTTGATGATTTCACAGACAACAGGTGTGCAAAAATGTCGTTGATTGGTGGCTTTACCCAGGCTCCGGAATTCCGCCCGAACCTGAACATCGGTGCGTGCCTTGACATTCCGACCGGCAACTATTTCAAAGGCATCCACGATGAGATGATTCTCAACGGTGGCCTGAGCCATACGACCGGCATCGTGGCGCGTGCGAACATGCACAAGTCCTCGTTGATGCATCACATGTACCTCACGACCCTGGACCGACATCGTTCGGCTGAGGGCAACTCTTATGACACCGAGTATTCGCTGGGCAACCCGCGCTTGATGTCGCTGGCCAAGCACATGCCGAACATCGGCGGCCGCAACCTGTTGGCCGAAGGCCGACTGAGCATCACCACGCCTGCCGAACAGGAAGGTGACGAATGGTTCGAGACCGTTCGTGAGATGATCGAAACCAAGAACAAGAACAAGTCGTTCCGTCAGCTGACCCCGTTCGTGGATTCGCAGGGACAGCAGATGTCGTTCCTGTACCCGACCCCGATGGAACTGGACAGCATCAGCCAGTTTGAAGTCTCCACGATCACCAAGAAGCGTGAAGACAACAACATCGGCGCCAAGGAACAGAACCCGCTGGAAATGCACGCGGCCATGGCCAAGAGCCAGATGGTTCGCCAGATGCCGAAGCTGGCTGCGGCCGGTGGCATGTACATCATGATGACTGCCCACGTTGGCGACGTCATCAACATGGATCCGCACAAGCCGGCACCGAAGAAGTTCGCCATGATGAAGGGCGACGCCAAGGTCAAGGACACCCCGGAAAAGTTCACCTTCCTGCTGAACAACTGCTGGCACATCACCCGTGCACAGCCGCTGATCAACAAGCTCAACGGCACGCCCGAATTCCCGCGTGGTCCGGACGATGCACTGAAGGGTGACACCGACCTGATGGCCATCTCGATGGTCAACCTGCGTGGCAAGTTCGGTCCGTCCGGTCTTCCGATCGAACTGCTGTGCTCGCAGTCTGATGGCCTGCTGCCGACCCTGAGCGAGTTCTACTACCTGAAGAACTCCGACGGCTTCGGCCTGGGTGGTCACGACCGCGCGTACTTCCTGGACCTGCTGCCGGATGTGAAGATGCAGCGCACCACCGTTCGCGGCAAGTGCGGCGAAGACAAGACCTTGCAGCGTGCGATGGAGATCACCTCCGAACTCTGCCAGCTGGTCAATCTGCGTCACGACTTCGACCGCTCGCTGCTGTGCACCCCGGCGGATCTGTACAAGGATCTGAAGGAGCGCGGCTACGATTGGGATGAACTGCTCAACGGTACTCGTGGCTACTGGCTGTTCGAGAACGATGAGAAGATCGAACCCAAGAAGTTCCTCTCCACGGCCGACCTGCTGCGCATGCGTAAGGGTCTGTACAAGCCGTGGTGGTACGACGGCGCGGCGCGTTAAGCGCCGCTTTCATGAGACAGGACAATGCGTTCACAATTCCCCGAAGTGGTGGAGAAGCTGATCAAGATCTTTGATCAGCACGGACGGGGGCTGCGCGATGTGCAGCTCCTGCTCAACGACACCTGCCCGGCTGGCTGGAGCCATCTGAGCAACGAGAGCATCATCGAGGCAGTCAACAAGAACCTGCGCATCAAGCTGGGTCTGTTGGCTGTCGATACCTTCGATGCCCGCGAGTGCCTGATTCAGGAAGACTCCGTGGGGGACTGGGTTTACGGCTTCAAGACCTACGTGATGCCCGCGCTGGTAAAGCACGAGCTGGTCTGATGGTCAACACAAACGAATCGCAAGCGGACGAGCTGAAGGTCATCGTTGCGGGTAGCCGTGGCTACTCGAACTATGACTTCGTCCAAGCGCACTTGAAGCTTCTGCTCAAGCGTCGCGGAAAGTTCACCGTGGTCAGTGGCTTGGAAAAGACTGGCCCGGATATGTTAGGCGTTCGATTCGCCAAAGAGAACGACCTGAAAGTTGAAGGCCATGCTCCGGCATGGGACGACCTGGAAGCTCCGGGCGCGGTGATCAAAACGAATAAGTATGACAAGCAGTACAACGCCAAAGCGGGTATGGACCGCAATCTCGCTATGGCGCAAACTGCCAACGTACTGGTCGCTTTCTGGGACGCTAAGTCCCCTGGCACTCGCAACATGATCATGGAAGCGAGGAAGCTGAACCTGGAAGTGATCGTGTTCATCGTGAACTTGGAGAAGTAGCGTGGCGACGAAAAATCGTAAGGCGGCCGTTGACTTTTATGTCGACGTGCTCACTGACATGCTGGGCAGTCGCGAGCAGGCCCTGTGGCACAAGGAGAACCTCCTCGACCCGATGAGTGATGAGGAGTTCGACTCGCTGATGGCCAAGTATGCCAGTGGCGAAGAGATCGCCCCGATCATCGTGCCCAACATGACCAACGTCAAGTTGAAGATGGAACGGAATCTGGCCGTGGCCAAGAAGCACGGCATTGCGATCTTCCAGCGCATCGAAATGACCGACGCCGTTACTGGCGTGACGTTCATCACCCCGAAGGAATACATGGTGGTGGACATGCCCGTGCGTCTGCAGGTGGAGCAGCTGGACAAGAAGATCAAGATCCCCGAAGACAACAAGCACGTCGATGAACGCACTGGTCAGCCGACTGGTCCGTCCAAGGGCAGCTCGGTGTCCTTCCCGGAACTGCAGGTCATGTCTGCCCAGGGCTTCAACGCGGCGATCAAGGAACTGCTGCGCTGGCGTGGTGGTGATGAGATTGGCTTCCAAGCCATGAACCGTCAGATCGTGGACAACGGCACCGTGCGTTTGGAAACGCTCGCTCGACTGCCGACCAAGGTCAAGAGTACCGAAACGCTGGGCGCCTACCTGATGGCTGCTCATCTGGACAACAATCTGAATCTTTGAGGTAGCTTTCCATGGAACGCGTGCAATCCTTCGGCGAGAGTGTCAACGCCATCTTCGATGCCGTCTTTGTCAACCAGCTTCGTCTGGCCGGACAGGGGCGCATGACCGAGAAGTACTTCGGCACCCTGATGGAGCAGCTGGAGGAGTTCGCCCATAACTCGAACGTGGCTCTGCTGCCCAGTGGCGACCAGGCGGTGATCGAGCAGTGGGTCGAACTGCGCGCCAACATCGACATGTTCAAGCTGATCATGAACATCACCATGGAGCTGCGCTTCCATCTCAGCTCAGTTGGTCAGTGGAACGATGTCGTGGGAGCTATCTCCCGTGCGGCAAGTCGGATCGCCCATTCTCCGTGGATTGAGTCGGAGGATCCCAGCTATCGGGCCCACTCCCGCAGTGAGGAGGAGCTGCTGAAGCTCTTGGACGAGAACCACTGGCTGGTGGCTACCCAGTTGCTGTACTGGTCCTTGCAGCGTGTCATGGGTGACCAGCGTGCCCTGAAGATCTCCTTCGCGCAGGAACAGGAAGATGAGAACAGCAAGTGATGATATCCATCACCGCATCCACGTAATGCTGGATGTGCTGCTGGACACCCGGATCGCCACTGTGGCAGGGATCAATGGTGAGGCTGCTGCACGGATGCTTGGTAATCCCGAGTATCTGGAGCGCCTCAACGATGACATGGAAGCCATCACCGAAGGGGCAGTCACCAACGCCGCCTACCGTGATGCCTACGCCAAGCGTGATCTTGTCACCCTGGCCTTGTCTCGTCCCACTGGGGCATTCAAGGCGCTGGATGATCTGAAGCGCTCCCTGGCTGCCAACATCCCCAATACTCCCTTCGCCGATGGTTTCGCTTTCGAGATCAACGTCTGGCCTTACCGGATGGACGAAGATGAGAAGCGCGATGTTGAAACCGCTGTTGCTTACTGGCTCGGTGCGCGAACCAGTATCAAGGTGGTTGACATCCCGATGGCCGACCTGACCCCTTACCGGTTGTCCGGTGGGTACAGCGCCGTGTTCCTCTACTCGCTGGACGAGTGGGCAAGGCTGCACGGTAAGGAGGCAATGCATACTCCCATTCGTGATGTGACGCTGTTCTGTCCGCGGCTTTACAAGGACCGGGCGCTCACCATGGAAGAGTGCATCATCGCCCCGGATAGTTCGGCACTGGATCCCTTTGCCGAGACCGTGAACATGTGGCGTGACTTTGTGGGCATCGTCTTTTTCCCGGCGGCCGTCTACTCGATCATGTCCTAACGGCATACAGGCAGGGCGCAAGCCCTGCCTGCTGCTATACCCTTAATGGGATCCGATCTCTTCTTCGACCGGTGCCTTGACACCCTGTCGCTGCATGCGGGCAGTGAACTCGGAGTAGTTCTCCGACGACACACCCACTTCAGTTTCACCTTCCACGAACACAGGTTCGGGAAGACGCGATGCGTCCTCGGCCTCGTAGGCCTTGCGACCCTTGGCCGCGTTCTCTTTCAAGAATGGATCGGTGGAGCCATCGTCCTTGAACATGCGCACCACTGCGCTTGCCACCAGACGATCGTTCTCTGCACCCTTCTCCTGGATGCCGAGCTTCTTCTTGGTCAGTGCCGTCTTGTCCATATCCGACAGGGCCTTGAGCACGACCGCCCCGCCTTTCGGATCTGCGGTGAGGTCAACGTCCTTGTCTTTGACCAGTTCGATGCGCCGTGCCTGGGTGTACTTCAGGATGGCATCGTCGTCACCGGGATCGGATGGCATGTAGCGATCAGCCAGCCGTTTGCTTGGTTCCTGCATAGCTGTTCTCCATTGAAAAAAATCACAAGCCTATATCATTCATGGGAAGCTGCATTCAAGAGGTTACATGAACATCTTCAAAAGTCTTATCCGGAAGCTCGGATTTGGCAGGCTGCGGGAAGAAGTAGTGAAGGATCGCCTTCAAAAAGAAGCCACGCCGCTGCTGTATCGCAACAAGGAACTCCTGGCTCTGCTGGAACCCTTCGGGAAAGAAATCCCTCGGTCCGTGCTTCGCCAGACAAAGCTCACCACCCGCATTGATGGGATGGAGGCGCTTATCTCTTCCTTGATGCTGACAGCTCACGGCATTAAGACTGGCGACGGGTTCCCGCCCTCCGCCGTCGTCTCCATCCAACGCGATCCCGAGTTGCGTTCGTTGGAGGAGTTCCTGGTCACCATGGACGGTCACGTCCTGAGTGTCAACGAGGCCCTACCGATGCTGCATGAGTTCTACGGTAGGCTGATCAACGCAATCGAAACCAAGAAAGAAAACGAGGGGTACTTTCAGCGCGTTAACGAGAAGTTGTTGGAGGATGTGGCCGAAGTTGTGGCCGCGTTTAGCTTGATAGCCAGAAAATGGAGTTAATGTCGAAGTGATCGGCATCTTCTGTTTCACAATGGCCCTGGGAATTCCCGGCAGCCATGACCGATAAAATCAACCGACTGCTATCACTTCCTGACAAAGGAAGAATGAAGGCGGTAGGTGAACTGACGCGTCTCTGGCGGGAAGTACTCGCAGAGCGGCAGATCGGTCCGTTACACTGGGGCAAGTTGATGGTAGACCACATCAACAAGTCTCACGGTCGTTCCAAAACGCATTCCAAACAACGGTCAACCGAGCGTGGCAATCTCAACAGGCAGTTGGCTCAAAACAACCTGTCATGGAGAATGTTCCGGCGTGCGATCCGCTTCTTGAACCCCAAAAGATCGTGGGTTGAGTTTCATTCGGAATGGGATGAGGGACCGAACACAGTGATCTCCTTGGACATCTACAAACGTCCTGGGGAAAATCTCGTGCCGGTTAAACCCTCTGGAGAGAAGTTTGATTTCGGAGAAGAGCTGCAAGATGTCGAGCGAGACCCCCGCAAACGAAACAGTCGCTCCGGTAACTGACGGTGAAGATCACATCAACATCTATACCGGAGGTAAGACCAGGCTAGGTCGTTTGCTGAGTAACCTGGCTCCAGTCGGCTTCATCCACCCTACCCACGGCAAGTTCGATACCGTGGAAGGGTTCTGGTATTGGGCGCGCTCTGGCTTCATTGAAAAGTACTGGGATGACTTCTCCACCGCAAGCGGCTTTGATGCCAAGCGGTTGGGTAAGACGCTGCCTCGTGTCGAGGTGGACGACTTCCAGGACCAGATCAAGAAAGTCATCGAACTCAAGATCCGGCAAAATCAAGAGCTGCGCGAACTGCTGCGAGAGTCGACCCTGCCACTGCGTCACTACTACTGCTACGGTAGTGGGGACAAAGTGAAGGTCATCGATCTGAGCAAGAAATACTCGTGGCAAATCGAGCACATCGACTCCATCCGAAATGCACTGAAGGGAATTACACGAAATGACTGAGTTCAACCCGAACCGCGAAGGCGTCGACCACATCAACATCAACCGCAACGCGCGGTCGGCGTTGGGTCGTCTGCTGCATCCTGCATCCAACCTGCCGTTGAACCATCCCGAGCATGGGAAGTTCGCCTCTCTGGAAAACTTCCGGATGTGGATCAACACAGGCATGTCGGTGATGCGGCTGCGTCACGTACCGGTGAACCGGGCAATCGAGATCGCCAATACCCTGCCCCGTGGGAACATCACCGCCATGGTGCGTGAAGACCTGCTGTGCGAGGGCCTTGGCTTCAAGATCGAGCAGAACGCTGAGTTGGCCTCGCTGCTGCGTGACTGCAAGCTGCCGATTGTCGCCTATCACGTCCATCGTGACGGCGAGAACAATCTGGTGGTGAGCAACTACGCCCAGCCGTTGGATTGGATGTTGCAGCATCTGGCACTTCATCGCCACTGCTGCTAAGTAACGATGGCCCTCCTCCGCAAGGGGGAGGGTCGTTATGCCTTACTCTTTTTTTTTGCCTAGCTTATGACAGTTCCAGGGAATCACTGCTATGGCCAAGCGCCTTACCGATACCATTTTCTCCAAGGGCGCCAAAGACAAAATCTTGGTGGCTGATCCGTACAAGATTGCCGATACCGTATCGCGCAACAACATCGTCTCCAAGTTGGGTGGCTTGGCCGGTGGGCTCACTGGTAAGCTTGGAGCCTTCGGTTCCAAGATTGGAAAGCTGGCTGACGTCAAGGGAAAGATCTCTGCTGTCAAGAGCAAGATCGACGCAGTCAAGAACTCCTCGGCCCTGAAGGCAATCAAGGGCGGTATTGCCACCGTCAAGAAAGGCGTGGAGACTGCCCGTAAGGCTGTCGGCATTGCCAAGAACATGGTCAATGGCGCCAAGCAGATCAAGAAGAATCTGCTCGACGTCAAGAAGAATCTGGCGAGCGATGTCAAGGCTGGCTTCGCCGGCGGTGCCAAGAACTTCCTGCGCGAGAATGCAGGGTTCATGGGTGATCGTCTGGCCAGCTCTGTCTCGGAGAAAGGCTTCAACTTCTCCAACCTGAAGGACAGTGTCAAGCAGGATGCGCTCACCAACACCAACCTGCTGAAGAACAACCTGAAGGTCATCTCCAAGGACTCGTTCGGTAACATCAGCGTTTCCCGGTTCAAGGATAAGGACGGGCGCGAGTTCATCGATTCGGCCAAGGGTATCAAGGCCATGACCGGTGGCAGCGATGACTCGATCAAGGTCGTCGACTTGGAAGCTGAGCAGGCTGTTGCCACGGCCACTGGTAAGGACATGGTTGCCTCTGGCATGTCCAACCAACTCAAGGACATGCTGGCCAACATCGAGCCGGAGAATCGCAAGGAAGTTGTCCTTGGGATCTTCCCTCAGGCAGTGGCAGCCTCTGACCTGACTGCGATCTGGTACATGCTCTCTGTTGTTCCGGGGAAGGTCATCTGTGCCCGCTATCCGGATGCGGCGGAGATGATCATGCGCAACTACCGCAAGCCGGTGCCGTGCACTCCCGAACAGGAGCAGGCCGAGTGTGCTGTTCTGCGTGACGTGCTGGGCCTGATGCAGGAGAACTGGTGGTACGCTGATCGCAACGGTACTGCGGTCATTGACATCACTGCTTTCGCTGAGGCCAGTCCTGACGCCCTGTCGGTCTTCCGATGGGATGAGCGATTCGAAACGGCCATCCTGCTTGCTCCTCTGTTCCCCAACCGGGCGATCAAGGATCAGGTGCTGGAGTACTACCCGTTTGTACCCGAGTTTGGTTGACGACATAGAGGAGGGGCTTTCGCCCCTCCTCGTATGCCCTTTACGGACGATCCGTACCACGGTACAGAATGGAGATCAGTCGACCAGGCTTGGAACCCAGCGCATGCATACCCACACGCGACGGCGAGATCCAGTTCTTGCCAGCAACCATCTGACGGGTGATCGCCAACTTCAGGCGACGGCCAGCAGTCGTCTGGTCCTGCAGCGACAGACCACCCAGCAGTGCCATGTAGTCGGTGTACAGGTTCTCGTCATCCCAGGTGGAGCTCAGGCCAAGGACAGCCAGTTGACCCAGTGCCTCACCTGCGTTGTCGGTGCCCGTGATGCCACCCACAGCGTTACCCACCGCCTGACCAACCGGGTTACCAGCAGCCATCTGACCCGCAGTCACAGCAGCGGTCTGCTGCCAAGAGTTCTGCGGGGCGATCGGCATGAAGAACACGGTGGACAGATCGACCAGCGAGAACGCTACGTCCAGCTGCAACGGCTCGAAGTCTTCCGTGAACCCGACGTTACCAGCGCCGTGACTGACAGAGATGTTGTCCATCATTGCCAGACGCGACTGCATCATGCCGCGGCAGTACGCCTCACACAGGAACGGAGAGGTGTAGGACTGCTTACCGGTAGCCAGCGGAGAGCCACCAGCCAGGATGCACGCCAGAGGCACGTACAGGTGCAGCAGGCGAGCCATCTTGTTGCCGTAGGCCGAGCGCAGGGTCAGGGTGAAGTCCAAGCGAGGCAGCGAGGCACGTGAGGACATCCAGACCTTGGGGATCTCGATCTGAGCATTACCCGCCAGTGCTGCAGCGCCACCAGCGCCGAACTGCTCCATGAAGCCCTGAGCCGCATCGGAGACAGCGTTCTTCGCCGCACCGAATGCCTCGCCCACCATACCGCCGACAATCTTACCGTCAGCAAGGTTGGTTCGTGCTGCACGATTGGCCGAAGCAATGGAGTTCAGCTTCTGGGAGATCTCCGACTCGCCGGCTTCATTGGAGATGCTCAGCTGCGTCGGACCGGTGTAGTCAACACGCAGACCAAGGAACTGAGAGCCGTCCTGATTTTCGCCATGGAAGAACGAGGTCATCGAGTCCCACCACTTGGCGGGCTGATTGTTCTCGTCGTAACCGGCACGACCACCGCCCTGCTCCACAGCGTCAGCCTTGTCCAGAGCAAATGCACGATCAGCTCGGGTGGCGTAGGCTTTCAGGTAGGCGTTGGCTGCTGACCACTTCTCATCAACCAGTGCAGTGCCGCTATTTGGATCTTTGAGGAAGTAGCTCTGCGGATTGGTCGGGGAGATGTGAGCGCCGTAGACGTTCTTTACTGCAGCACCGAAGCGTTGCAGGAACGGCGTGTCCTTACCTGGAGCGTCGTCGTTGAAGCCCTTGCCCAGGTAGTTGTTGGACATCACCTGGTCGAGTTTCTCATTGAAGAGATTGGCCTTACGCTGAGCCTTACCTGCGATCCAGTAGACGTCGATACCGCCCCACCGATGGAAGATGTCCGGCTGTACCTTGTAGTACGCCTTCATGTCTTCGGAGGTGAAGGTGGACCGGTCCTTGGCCCAGCGGGTCTGTTCTTCCACGGTCATGGCTCGGGGGATGATCCCCATGTTCACAGCCAGACCGTTGACGATGGTGTTGACCGCATCCCAGTACAGCGGCATTGCTTGGTTCAGCGAGTAGAACCGGCTGGACGGCTTGCCAAGCATGTAGTTGAGTGCACGGTCAACCATGATCATTGGCTGGGCAGGCAGCGTGGCCACCGTACCAACCATCTTGCCAGCCTCGTACATGATGCCGGGCACACGACCAGTGCGCGCCATGATTGCCATGCCGGGGCTGTACATATTCGCGAAGAAGTTCAACAGCGAGTTGAACTGGGGAACACCGAAGCGCATGTAAAGACGCTGCGATCGGCTATCGATGGCTTCTTCATACCAACGACCCATGCCCTTGTTCTCAAAGCCCTTGGCACCGAAAGCGGTGATGCCGTATGCCTTGACGTCCGCAGTACGGGTCAGCTGCGGTGGGGGATTGATGACAAAGTTGCCGCCCAGAGAGGTATCGGTGAACCCGAAGTCCACCTCACGCAACGTACGGCGTTCAAACTCAATGTCATCCATTTTGTCAGCGGAGACGATGAAAGTCTGGCGCATCCAGTCGCGATCGTGACGGTGAAGGGTTGCCATCTTGGGATCTCATGTAAAAGGAAAAAGTAGGGGCGGAGGACAACCTCCGCCCCATTCCACTTTATGCCACGTCGCTGCGCAGGCCGAAATCAACCACGGGGGTCGAGTTGGACTCTGCTACCAGAGTAGCCTGACGTCGAGCATTCTCTCGCTTGGCGCGAGTACTCTGCTGTACCATCAAGCCATCCTTTTCCACTGACTTCGGTGGCGGTGCAGCGGGTGCTGCTTCTGCGGGTGCGGCTTCAGAAGATTGGGCTGGCACATTGAGAGCTGCCGGGTTGTTCCCAATCTTGGTACTGATGTCGCGCAGGTGACCTTCCATGGCCTTCATCACGTACAACTGCTTGTTCATGATTTCCATCACGCTGCCGGTCTGAGCCGTCTGAGCACTCTGAACGGCACGGCTGTTTACGTCGGCCTCGTAAGACTGACGAACCGCAGCCTGCTGCATCTGAACCTGCGGATCGGAGTTGGTCGTACTTGCGCTGACCAAACCGACGCCACCTGCACCCTGGTCGTTGTAGGCCGGGTTGGACGGACGGGGAGCATCGACGAACTCACGCGGTGTTGCATTGGCACCAGCCGGAGCCGCGCCTGCCATTGCCAGCGCAGGGTTGGGAGCACCGGTAGCCGAGACAGGCATTGCACTGGCCGTGTAGCTGGCCGCCTGACCCGTATCACCTTCACCACTACGAGTGTTGAAACTACCCGCACCGATGGCCGCAATGTCACTCGCACCGTAACGATGGCCCCGTACCAGCTTGTCCAGATGGGCAATCACGCCACCCATCGTCTTGGGACGACCATCACGCTCGAAGTAGATGTTGCGGTTGGCACTAGCCGCTGCAGGCATCGCCTGAGCACCAATGGCCTCTGCGGGGGACCGTAGAGCACTGACAGCGCCACCGGCACCCATGAAGTGCGCCATGTACAGATCAGTATCCGTGGGTTCACGACCGACACTCTTACGCAAGTGAGCGGCATTCTCCCTCAGGAACTCGGCACCCATCAGGGCATTGGCACGCGGGTCGAACTGATGCGCATCCGGCGAGATGCCGTACTTCGCACCGTACTTCTTCAACATCGACTTCCAGGTGCTGTTGATGAACTGATACAGACCCTTGGCCGAGGACGTACCTGCACCGACCTGCGGGCGGAAGCCCGACTCAATCGACGCCATGGTCATCATCAACTTCGGATCCACGCCAGCCATCTTTGCAGCCGCCACGATCAGCGGACCGATCGCCTTGGCACCCACAGCGCCCGGAGGCGGCATGGGCAAGTCGTTGACGTTGCCACCGGTTCCGTTACCCGGATGATCGACCGTCTGACCCACAGGACTCGGGTTGGAGTAGTTGCCTGCCCCGTAGCCGGTGTTCATCATCGCTGGTGCGGCACCCATGCCCATACCCGAGCCCGGCTGGTAGGCCGTGTTCATGTACGAGTACGGAGTGGACGCTGACGCATTCCCCGCGCTTGCAGTACCGCCACCAGCAGACGCTCGTGCAGCCGCCGCCGCCGAGTCGGCCGTAGCCTGAGCGGGTGTGGTGTTGTATGCCGAGTTGGCCTGCTTGTTCTGGTTTGCTTCGCGAACAGCATTGGGGTCAAGACACGCCATGCCACCGATGATGGCCAGCTGGAACGGACGAGCCGCCATCTTCTCGTAGAACAGCTTCATCGCTGCCTGCGAGTTGGTGATCGACTTCTGGTTACCAATACGAGCACGACCCAGGCCCAAGAGAATGCAGCCCTGTGAATCAGCCTTCTTGCCGTGCTCTGCCGACCCTGCCGAATTACCAGCGTGGATCAGAATCGCCGACCGACCCGGCACACCGTACACCTCGTACGCCTGACCGAAGGAACTGGTCTGACGCTTGGCACACTTGTAGACGCCCGTGGGAATGCACGACACCCTCGATGCGTTGTCCTTCCATGGCAGTTCCAAGGTCTGGAACACCGTGCCGTCTGGCAGCTTCAGCGTACCGTAGGTTCCATCCAGATCCGACGCCTCACGATCAAGAACCAGCTGCATCGTGCCGTTGAGCATGATGGGAGCCATCGGAGGAGCCATCATCATTCCCTGACCCGGCTTGTACTGCATGTTCATGTAACCACCGCCAACGGCCAATCCACCGACCGATGCTATCGGCCTACCGTTGGCGTCGAACCCTGCGGTAGGCTTGCCTTCCGTAGCGCCTGCAAAGCCCGTGGCTGCAACACCGGTGGGAACACCCGGCACCTTCCCTGCCTGCTCAGCCTTGCGCTTGGCATCAGCAATGTCGGCATCTTCCTGACGACGATCCATCCAGTCGTTCAGAGGAGAGGTCATCATGCTCATGCCCGGAGCCAGTGCCATGGAGGCATCAGAGAGACGCTTGGCGCCACTCATGAATCCACCAACGCCCGAACGGTCCTTGTCAATGCGAGCCAGCGCCAGGCTCATCGAGCGATCCACGTCTGCAGCCGAGATCTTCAGCGGTTCGCCGAAGGGACCAGCCATGGACTTGTAGATCTCCGGATTTACCTTGGAGCCTGCCTTGACCAGCTCCACCTTCTTGTCCTGATCCAACTCATCGTCGGCGTCGTTCAAGTTGGTGGTCGGTGCAATGGCCTTCATCGCCTGGAACCAAGTCAGATAGACCGGCTTGAATCGGCGAGTCAACCACACATCGAGCAGGTTGCGTTCTTCTTGGTTGTTGGTGAACCAACCGTCGTCCAGGCCGAAGTGCTTGTACACCTCTTCCATGGAGAGTTTCTCCGAGGAGATATCCAGCTGACCGTTCACCATCTTGGTGTGCGGTGCAACCATCTGCTCGAAGTCGACGATCTTCTCCACGTTGCTGGCATCGCCATAGGCCACGCCGTACTGTGCCATACGGAACGCACGGACCGGGATGTAGGTGCCGTACTTGTACTTCTTCCACGCCTTGTAACCGACGTAGCCAACAGCACCCACCACAGCCGCACCGATCAAGACCGGCAGACCAATGGTTGCCATCAGACCAGCACCAGCCGTACCGGCCACAGCACCGCCTGCACCCACGCCACCAGCAGCTGCCGCAGTACCTGCCGCAGCGCCACCACCGGTCAAGGTAGAGACAACGGAGGTTGCCATCAGGCCAGTGGAGACCATACCTGCGGTATCGGCCACACCGTTGACGACCTTACCACCAGTGGAGTCATCGCCACCCAGCTTGTCAACCAGATAGCTACCACCCAGACCCATTGCCACACCAGCAGCGATGCCACCGACGCTTGCACCACGCGGACGGAAGCGACCAATGCCCCTGCGGAGGAAGCCAGGAGCCCGACGTGCACCGGGGATCGGAGGCGGACGAACTACTCGCGGTGTTGCACCAGTGCGAGCACGGGCCGGAAGCCCACGACGACGCCTGGAACGAGCAATACGGGCCGCGCGGTTACGACGCCACCCACCACGCTTACGACCACGGGTGTCGCGCCCTGGGGCACGATTGCGGCGCTGCTTGCGACCATCGGCATCGACGTAGAAGTCGCCACCGCCATCGCCACCATCACAGCCACAGCAACCACAACCGCAGTCGCCATCACCGTCACCACCCTTGCCGCCCTTCCTGCCGAAGAACTTTTCCCACAGGCCCTTGACCTTCCCACCGATACCAAACATGTTGGCAACGATGTTGTCCTTGGAGGAGGCCTTGCCTGCATGACCGGGGCGATCGCGTTTGTCATCGCCATCACCATCCCCGCTCTTTTCACGTTCCTGCCAGCTGCCATCACGCAGGCCGTCACCGTCGGTATCACCGAACACCGGCTTGGGCAGACGCTGATCCAGCAACTCGTAGATGTTCTGCAGAACGTTCAACTGCTTGTTCTGCACATCCAGCTGGTTCTGCAGCTGGTCGCCGATATAGCTACCCACGCCGACGAAGACGTTGGTGATGCTATCCAGACGAACACCGGACAGGAAGTCCATCAGACGCTTGGGTGCCTTCACTGCCCACTGACTGAACTTGCTCAGACGGGCGGCGATACCCAATGCCACATTCACTGCAACGTGTCCGATACGTCCACCGATCGTCAGACCGAAGGGCATGCCGTTCACGTCTACCAGCCCGCGCTTGATATCGTCGGTGGTCAGTACGATGTTGCCATCGCTGTCCATGACGGTATTGGTACAATCACGCCAGCTCATCACGACCTTGGTGCCGGTGACTCCGTCTTGGACGAAGTACTGGCCGGCCTTCATCTTGATGGCAAGCAGACGCGGAGCCTGCGGTTCACCACGCACGTAGATGTCTTTGTCAGCATCCATGCGCGCCAGTGCGCCGTTGATCGCATTGCGAACGAAGTTGCCAGCACGGAACGGAGCAGTGCTCGTCCAGCCCAGCGCCTTCAAGAAGCCGCGCCCACCGGCAGTGAGACCTGCCAGGATGCGCTGCCCATTGCTGTTGTACAGCTGCTGACTGAAGTCATAGGCCGTCAGCACCACGTTACCGGCAGCATCCTTCACCGGACCCTTGATGTCCGAGAGCTTGGTGATGACCTTGCCAGTGCCTACGTCGAAGTACTGACCCAGCCGGAGCAGTCGAGCCTCCAGCAGAACACGGCCCTGCTTGTCACGAACGTCGGAGATGTAGTTCAGAGCACCTTCGGCAGCATTGGCACCTGCAGCCCAGCCAATACCAGCGGCGCCCTTCGCACCACCCCATGCAGCGTTTGCCAGACTACCCAGCGTACGGCCGAGGAAGCTACCAGCGGCAGAACCACCACGCCAAGCCGCACCAGCGCCCTGACCTGCCAACTTGCCACCAGCGACCAACTTGCCACCGATCCAACGGAAGGCGTGTTCAGTACCGCCCCAGAAACCCTTGCGCCGTGAGTAGCCGCCCGGAATCGGAGGAGGACCACCGGAGCCACCACCGCCACCGCCGAATTGGCCAGAGGCAAGCATCTCACGGATATCGCCCAGCAGTTCCACCGTGGCAGTTGCCTGACCGGTGATGTTGTTGGCACGCACGGCAGTGATCAGTTCACCCTCACCAGTCACCGATTCATTGATGCTGGTAAGCATGTCGCGAGCATTGACTTTGTTGGAGCCAACACCTGCGGGCGGTTCAGCAGCTTCGACAGCACGCTGATCCATGATCTTCTGGCGACGCTTGGACACACCCTTGGCACGGCGACCACTGTTGATGGTGGCACGCGAAGGCGGGGACGCTGCACCGATCGGAGCGGGGGTGGCAGGCATGACGACCTTGGCAACCAGTTGGACCGGTACGCCAGTTTCCTCTGCCAGTTCCCACACCTCGTCGGGGTAGTCGATGGAAGCATTTGCATCACGAGTACGCCGGAACGCCTCGCTGTAGTTCATGCGACCAGTCAACCCACCCTTCTCGATCAGACCCAGCGCTTCCATCAGCTCACGCTGACCAGCCTCGATGTAACCCTTGGTCTTGTCACGGGGGTCATCGAAGTTGTTGCGCATTGCGGTGTACTTCTCACGCAACTTGGCAGCACGGTTGATGTCATGGACGCGGAAGTCGAACTTCTCACCCTGACCCATACCCAGTGCTTGCGAGAACACATCAGCGATCTCCTGCCGGACTTGCGGCGCGAGCTTCTCGTCGAAGTATTCCTTGTTGGTGTAGTTGTCCGCACTCCACGAACGCGCCCCGAGGGAGTCGCGCATCAGCTGGTCTTTCAGAGCACCTGACGCTTCCGGGGACATGGTCGAGTTGCCAGCGACCGAACGCACGAACTCATCCAGGCTGTTGCGAGCACCGGTGGTGTTGGCTTCACCGAACATGCGCCACGCAGCATCCTTGACAGCCTCGTCCTTGGTCGTGAAAGCACCGCGGTCGGCATTGTAGATGATGCGCTTGATGTTCGGGTTCTTGGACATCATCACCCGCTGCGCATGCAAGATGCGAGACAGGTAGCCGGGGATCACTTCGATCAGGGCCCGGTTGGCGCCATTGGTGAAGCCGCTGTGCGAATCACTGTCCAGGATCGGGGAGTCACCGAGGCTGGAGTTCAACATGTGGGTCGGGATCAGCTGCTGCGCAAGACGCGCCATGCTGCCCTTCCAGCCGGTCTGCGTGGTGCCACGCTGAGCCAGCTCGTTGAACATTTCCGGGATACCGGTGGTGAAGTACTTCAGCGCACTACCGCCACGCTTCAGTTCCGGCATCTGGTCGGTGATGCGGGAGAAGAACTGTGCAACGCGATAACCTGCCTGCTCAGCCAGCTCCCCACCCATCATGCCGCCGATCATCTCGTGCGGACCACCCGTGTCGCCAAACTCCTTGGCCGACTCCATGGACTCCGCCAGCTGGCGGCCCATGTTGAACCCTTCCATCATCTGGCGGGTGTAGGTGGACATCACGTTCTGAACGTTGGACTTCAGCTGCTTGCCGAAGCCGCGGACATACTCAGACGCCTTGTTCTGCACACCACCGATCAGACGCTGCTTCAGCATCTGCCGGTTGACTTCTGCGGTCTTGATCTTCACCGCATCAGGCAGCGCGGTGTTCTTGGTGATGCTTTCCAGGAACTTGTTGGTCAGCTCACTGGACTTGACCGTTACATCGGTCAGGTCGCGCATCATGAACAACTGCTTGAACTGCAGTTCCAACGACTTGCGCTGGTAACGGGAAGTGAAGTTGTCCTGGAACGCGACCAAGCGGTCGATACCGGCACGAGTGGTTTCCAGCTGCAGCATTTCGTTGCTGTGCTGGTCATCCTCGATCTTCTCGCGGATCGTCTTGTCCACCTTCTGGTGGGCATAGATCGACTCGGAGGCCTTCAGGTTCTCCTTGAAGATTTCACCCAACTGGGTGTTGATCTCCCGGTCATCCGCTTCCTTACGACGCTCTTCTTCAGAGCGGGCGTTATCGAAGTAGGATTCCTTCTCGGTCAGCAGTTTGTCAATCCGAGAATAGATCTTCTCGGGGATGACATTTTCTACAGATGCGAGTAATTTTTTGGAGGAACGCTGGATCTCTTTCAGCGGAGCCCGCATTTCTGTGGCGGCGCTATTGTATAGATCCTTGGTCGACGACCACGCAGAGTCTGCGACGTTGAATGCTTGGCCGTAGCCGTCCGGCAGGGCGCGCTTGATAAAGTCTTCGATGAAGTGCTTATCGGAGACCGTCGACTTCGCCCCTTCGTAGATGCCAGCCGCCAGCTTGGTGGTCGGCTTACGATTGTCTTTCTCCGGCTTGAAGTCAAACTCATCCAAGCCAAAGTCGAAGCCGTCCAGACCCAAGTCCATGTCGTCCAGCTTGTTGCTGCGACTGTTCTTGTTGGGCGGTGGACCCTTCTTGCCTTTCTTGTCGTTCGTCGAAGCCATATTTCTACCCTGGCCCTTTATCAATACCCGTCTATAGAATTAAGGAGTAGGCCGCTGTGAATCGGCTCGACACACCATTCAATGTCAGTATTCTGGAGATTACTCCGGAGCGACTGAAAAAGATCCAGCCTGTTACCAGCCTGGACATCTACGAGTCGGTCGGCGGTCCGTTGCATGAAGACGGTCTGTTCTCGCTGAAAATCTTCGGTCGTATCGGTGACCCGGCGCGCGATGGGCGCTTTGCCTACATCGACGTGAAGGTGCCGATCTTCCACCCGTTCATCTACCGTACCATCGTCAAGCTGAAGGGTTTGTACGGCGGTATCCTGACCGGGCAGGCTTACGCTGTCTGGAACGATGAGCTGAAGGATTTCGAATCCTCCAACGAAATCGATGGCCAGACGGGGTTCCGCTTCTTTATGCGGCACTTCAAGGACATCCAGTACAAGGAGAACAAGTCGGACTTGCGTTCGGCTCGTATCGCCTTGATCAAGAAGTTCGTGGATCGGGCAACCACCACGAAGGTACTGGTCCTGCCTGCTGGTCTGCGTGATATCGAAACCGACGACGCCGGTCGTACGACCTACGATGAAATCAACGACATCTACTCCCGCCTGCTGAGCATCTCGCGCACGGTGGTGCAGACTGACTACGATGACATCGGCCCGTCCGTCAACCTGCCGCCTCTGCTGCTGCAGCGCACGTTCAACGATCTGTACGAGTACATCGAACGGATCATCACCGGCAAGAAGGGCTTCATCCAGAAGAAGTGGGGTTCGCGTCGTGTCTTCAACGGCACGCGTAACGTCATCACTGCGATGGACACCTCCGCTGCCGTGTTGGGCGCTCCCAATGCACCGAAGTTCTCCGACACGGTGGTTGGCCTGTACCAGCAGTCCAAGGCGATCCTGCCCAAGTCCATCCACGCACTTCGCTACAGCTACCTGCCCGAAATCTTCGCTGCCGGTGCCAACCAAGGCTACCTGGTCAACCCGAAGACGTTGGAGTCGGAGCTGGTCGAACTGCGTCCGGACGACTACGATCGCTTCAACTCCACCGAAGGGTTGGAGAAGGTGATCTCCAGCTACGGTGAACTGCGTCTGCGTGACCGTCCTGTTCGCCTGGGCCGCAAGGGTCATTACTTGGCGCTGGTCTACACCGGCCCGGACATGACCTTCAAGGTGTTCAGCGACATTCGCGATCTGCCCTCAACTCGTGACCGCAAGGACGTCCGTCCGATCACCCTGGCAGAGTTCATCTATCTGTCCGGCTACAAGATCTGGAACAACGACGGCGCCTTTGTGACGCGTTATCCGGTTACGGGTATCGGTTCGAGTTACCCCTCCACGGTCTACACCAAAACCACCACCCGTGGTGAGGTGCGTCGTGAACTGGGTCCGGACTGGGAACCGCTGGATGAGTCGCACACCGCGATGGAATACCCGATCCTCACCCCGGCCCTGTGGCTGGATGCGCAGGTCATCCCCACTGCCCGCGTGTCAGGCATGGGCGCTGACTTCGACGGTGACATGTGTAACTTCACCTCGGTGTACTCCGAGGAAGGCGTCCGTGAGATTCTGTCGGTACTCAACACCAAGCGTGCCTTCATCGATCCTCGCGGAGGCATGAACGCATCCGTTGACGTGCAGATGGTGAACATGGTCCTGCACAATCTCACCAGCACCCCCAAGAGCTTGGCCAAAAGCTAAGCTCTTTCAGAGCGAGACATTTCCATGATGCTGTTCCCCGCATACTACCGACGCTTCGGCGTGCGTCGTGCCAGTGAACTTGCCAAGCCCAAGCTGAGCAAGACGCTGCTGATGCAGTTGCCGATCAACTCGATCCTGCACTATGTGCCGGAAGATGAAGTGTCCTACGGTATCTCCACCGAAGACCCGCTGCTGCGACACGAGCGTCGTATGGTGCAGGTGGATTCGGTGACCGAGCTGACCTCGCGTCTGGGCGCTCCGCGTCCGCTGCCGATTCCTCCGCAGAAGCTGATCCGCGACTACCATCAACGCTACCGCCGTACTCGCCCGCTGAAGAACATCGATGCGGTGATGCGTGACCCGCGGACGCTGTTGGTGTACAACTACGCCATCCTCAGCCATACCTCGCGCTACCTGGGCAACTTCTTCGCCGGGTACAACAAGTGGTACAACATCAACTCCACTTGCTGGCAGAAGGTCAGTGAAACGGCCAAGTTCAATCGCCAGAACTTCCTGGTGTGCAAGCTGCCGGACACGATCCCTTCGATGACCCAGCTGCGCCGTGGCATGAAGGACATGACCCGCTCCACGTTGCAGATCTTCGATTCGCCGGAGAAGCTGTTCATCCTGGAGCTGTGGAAGTGGCTGGGTCCGGAACGCCATACCTCCATGCTCGCGCAGGTCGCTGCCGAGGACATGAAGCACGTCAACCTGATCTGGCAGGAGTCGGACAGTTGGTTCGTGTTGAACCTGGGCCTGCTCGATGGCTGGCGCAAGCCGAGCGATCTGGAAGTTGAGAACGGCGTACCGGCTCGTAGTGGTCTGCCGGCCGAGAACATGCAGCGCCGTCTGCTGGCCATGCTGATCAACTTGCAGGAGGCCCGTACCGAAGTCGAACCTGCCATCATCTCTGATGACACCACCCAGTGGGTTTCCGAAGACGACGTCTCCGCGTTGGAACTGGAAGAGCAGGCCGAGATCGAAGCGCTGGCTGACCGTCCCGATCCCAAGTCCATGTCCGCTGACGACAAGGCTGCCGAGAAGGCACTGCTGCGTGATGCGGCTGTCATCTCGTTCGCCCCGGAAGACTTCGTGCTCGATGAGAGTGAGGAAGAGACCGCTCAGATCGAAGGCACGATCGATGATGACATGGATGCACTGGAGCGCCTCGCTGCCGATGTTGAGAAGGCGCGCGTGGAGATGGATGCTGCCGGTGCCCGTGGTGATGGCGTGGACAACCCCGCAGGCGTGGCTGTAAAGCCGCCGGAGCCCGAGCGTACCCGCGCTGAGGAACTGGTAGCGGGTGTGGCTGAACGTGCCCGTGGGCAGGCCCTGTACGGCCGTATGTCCGCAGCTGAACTGCGTCGTTTCGAAACGCTGGCCAAGTCCTTCATGGACATTCCCAACCCGATCGGTGGGGAAGGCTCGCTGGCTGATTTCATCGAGATCAAGCCGGAAGAGATGCAGATCGATCAGCAGGCTGTCCAGTTCGCTGACATCCCCACGGTCTACGACAAGTCCATGCTGCAGTCCACGTTGTCGGACTTCACCCCGCGTTATGTCGAGCAGTATTTGCAGAAGCACATCGCCGGTATGGTGATGGGCATGCAGAACGCTGGCGTGGCTGTGACGCAGTACACCATGGAACCGCACGTCGATGCGATGAACGACTACAACGCCTACACCGTGCGTCTGACGCCCGTTGATGGCAAGCCGTCCACGCTTCGCTTCCGTCTGCCCCGTGTCCGCAAGGATGGCACCTACCTGGCCAACGGTGTTCGCTATCGTCTGGCTACCCAGCGTAACGAGCTGCCGATCCGCAAGGTGAACAGCCGTCGTGTGGCGCTGTCCAGCTACTACGGCAAGCTGTCGGTCTCGCGCAACGACAACGTCAAGTTCAACCTGACCAACTGGCTGGGCAATCGCATTGCAGCAGCTGGCAATGATCAGGAAGACAAGAGCATCACTGATCTGCGTCAGGGCACCGTGTTCGATCACGAGCTGCGAGTCCCGCGCATCTACAGCCAGATGTCTCAGCGTTTCCGTTCGTTCACCGTGGAGGCTGGCATCCATCTGTTCTTCGACCACAGCTCGCGCTTGAATGAGCTGAAGGGTAAGGATGGCGAGGACGGTGAGCTGCTGCAGATCGAAGCGGTCAACAAGGGCGTGCTGTGCGGCTACCGGATCAGCGACAAGAAGCCGGTGTTCGTCGATGACACCAACACGTTCTACGTGTGGGAGAATGCAGAGCAGATCATCGCCCTCGGTGACATCTTCACCCTGACCGGGTTGGAGCGTGCCAAGTCGCCGGTGGAAATGATCGAGCTGACTGTGTTCGACCGTGACCTGCCGCTGGGTATGGTACTGGCCTACTACGTGGGTCTGGAAACGCTGCTGAGCGAACTGCGTCTGAACCCGCGCCGCGTCCCGCGTGGCGAGCGTGCTCATCTTGCCGAGGACGAGTTCTCGGTGGTGTTCAACGATGAGACGCTGGTGTTCAAGCGCGATGGTTCGGTTGCATCGATGCTGATGGTTGGCTTCAACGTCTACGAGAAGTCCATCCGCAACTACAGCGTGTACAACTTCGACCAGAAGGACATCTTCTACACCGTGTTGGAAAACAACGGCGTGGGTGTTCGCTATATCCGCGAGTTGGAGTCGATCAAGGATCTGTTCCTCGACCCGATCACCGTGGACGTCCTGAAGGAAATGGGCGAGCCGGTCAAGTTCATCCCGCTGCTGCAACGTGCTGCTGAACTATTGCAGACCGATTGGTCCCCGCAGGAAACCGATACCGACTACCAACGCTTCCGTGGTTACGAGCGTATGGCCGGCGCGGTGTACAACGAACTGGCGCGTGCTGTGCGTACGTTCCGTGCTCGTCCGGGCGCCACTGGCGGCGCTGTTGAAATGTCGCCCAACTCGGTCTGGATGGCAATCGCCAAGGATACCTCCCAGCGCATCGTGGAGGAAGCCAATCCGATCCACAACCTGAAAGAAATCGAAGAAGTCACCTTCAGTGGTACGGGTGGTCGTTCGGGTCGTTCGATGGTGAAGCGTTCGCGCGTCTACCACCGCAATGACAAGGGCAAGATCTCCGAGGCAACGAAGGACTCCGGCGAAGTGGCAATCACGACGTCGTTTGCTCCCAACCCGTTGCTGACGAACCTGTATGGCATGTCGCGCCACTACATCAAGGGTAGCGATGGTCCTGCATCGATCTTCTCCACTCCGGCGATGCTCTCGCCCACCATCGATCGTGATGACCCCAAGCGTGTGAACTTTGCGAGTATTCAGCACTCGCGCTCGATCGCTGCCGAAGGTTATCGTCCCACTCCGTTGCGTACCGGCTATGAGCAGGTTATCGCTCAGCGTACCTCGGATCTGTTTGCCAAGGCGGCAGAGAAGGACGGTCGGGTGGTGAGTGTCAATGAAGACGCCATCCTGGTTGAATATGAGGACGGCACGACTGACAGCGTGGAACTGGGGCGTCGCTTTGGCATCATGGCCGGCTCGACGATCCCGCATCAGCTGGAAACGATGTTGAAGGCTGGTGACACGTTCAAGCGTGGTGCCAACATCGCGTTCAACTCGATGTTCTTCGAGAAAGACCTGTACAACAAGAGCAACGTGGTGTGGAAGGCTGGCGTACTCGGCCGAGTCGCACTGATGGAAAGTGTGGATACCTTCGAAGATTCCTCGGTTGTCTCTGGACGGATGACCAAGGAGCTCACTGCAAACGTTACCAAGGTTCGCGATATCCAGTTGTCCTTCGATCAGCAGATCACGGACTTCGTGAGCGTGGGTGACGTGGTGGACGTCGAAAGTATTCTATGCACCATCGAAGAGTCGACGACTGCCGACAACAAGCTGTTCGATGCAGAGTCCCGCGAAACACTGCGGCTGCTGTCGTCGCAGACTCCGCGCGCAAAGGCGCACGGTGTCGTCGAAAGGATCGAAGTGCTTTACCATGGCGAGATCGAGGACATGTCCCCGTCTCTGGCAAAGGTCGCTCGTGCGTCGGATTCGGCGCGTCGGAGCCTGGCCAAGGCATCTGGTCAGCCCTACGTTTCGGGCATGGTCGATGACTCGCTCAGCATCGGTGGTCGCCCGCTGTTGATGGACAACCTTATCATCAAGGTCTACATCACCGGCAAGTCGCCCGCAGGTGTTGGTGGCAAGATCGTTCTGGGCAATCAGTTGAAGTCCATCATCGGCCGTGAAATGTCCGGTGTGAACAGGACGCTGGATGGTCAGGCAATCGATCTGTTCTTCGGGTACAAGAGTGTCAACGCGCGTATCGTGATGTCTCCTGCCTACATCGGCACGACCAACACGATCATGATCACCGTTTCAAAGATGATGGCCGAGATCTACAGAGGGAACAAATGAGCGACATCAACCTGCAAGACACCAATCAGGCCGTGGCCAGCAACGCCATCGCACTGATCTGCGCCGTCACCAAGCGGGTGGCCGGCAATTCGGCCTCCAACCGCATCGACGGTCAGACCATCACCGACGGCTCGCTGGCTCTGGTAGTCGGCGGCAAGCTTCAGAACAAGCTGGCGCCCGTCAGCAAGAGCGAGGGCTAAGGCCATGCTGAACGATTCCTCCGTAGGGGCCAGCTACGCGCTGGCCGACCGTCTGGCCAGCCGTGGCGAGCGCATGGGTGCCATCGACGGCACTCCGCTGGCCTCGCTGCTGAACGCGTGCTACGTCGACGTCCCGCGTGGCGAAGGCGACACCGAACTGCAGGCGCCGTACGTCCTCAACAGCCGTCGTGTCGATGAACGTGGCGTGTGCGAGCATGACCTGGTGATGGAAGAAGCGGCGAGCGTCATTGCCGAGACCACCATCAAGAACCTGGACTGGGCCCGTGACGTGGTCGTTCCGACCATCGATGAAGTGCTGGCCGGTGTGGACAAGTACGTCGCCGAGCGTATCGGCGGCCTGAGCGACGCTGTCCGCGTGGAACCGCAGTTCTGGCCGCGCATCTGGGACAACCCGATGCTGTCGGAAATGGTCGCCCCCTACGCCGATCGCGTGGCTGCAGAGTTCCTGCCGACGCGTCCGGTGTTCCCGCGTGCCGAGACTGCCGAAGAGTCGATCAAGGTCATGCTGACCGGCATCGGTTCGATCGACGCTGACGTGGAGGCCCTGGCCTCCGAGCTCAACAGCGGCTCCACCAACGACCTGACCCGCTACATCTACAACAAGGTCTTCTCCACCGAGCAGGGCGCCGAGAACGAAGCGCTGGTCAGCGACTCCATCGGCAATGCCAACACCCGCCTGGTCGAGTTCCTGATGGCCCGCAACCTCTTCATGTCCATGCCCGAAGGCATGACTGACGAGTCGTCCTACCGGGCGCAGATGAGCGAAGTGATGGCCACCCTGGGTCGCATCGTGCATCGTGCCCTGATCGACCGCGGCGTGCGTGAGCAGTCCAAGCGTCTGAACCCGATCTACCCGACCGGTCCGTCCACCGATCCGAACTACCCGACCATCATCTACGTGGACGGCGACGTCTACACCAAGTACTTCTTGGAAGAAGGTGGCTCGCCGGAAGTTCTGCTCGGTGCGCTGGTCACCGATCGCGAGACCAAGATCGAAGCGCTGCTGGCGCAGGCTGACCGCTACACCAAGGCCTGGGCGAACGAGCAGCGTATGGTTGCCATGCGCGTGGAGAACAACAAGCTCGACGTGGTGCGCAACGCCTTCGCAGTCGTGCTGCGTGAAGTGGCCGGCAAGATCCCCGAAGAGCTCGAACCGCTCGACGTGACCGTGCAGGGCAAGCGCATCGACGAGATGCTGGGTACGCTGGCTGGCCGTGACATGGACAACCTGTACCTGACCGCCCGTCACCTGGTGTGCACGCTGTTCTTCCCGCACACCATGGCGTACAAGCTGCTGGTGGCATTCGACGACGCTCGTCGTGTCAACCCCGATCTGGAACCGCGCGACGCTGCGCTGTTGGCCTCCATCGACATCCTCGTCGATTGGGTTGCCGCCCAGATCACCATCGACAAGGTGTAAGCTAAATGGACCTGAAAGCTCTGTTCTTCAACAACCGTGATGCGAGTAAGGTCCATGCTGCTCTGAAGGAACTGGACAACGGCCAACTGATGGCGCTCAAGGATTGCAAGATCTACATCCCCGAGCGCTATACCGAGAAGAGCCTGGCCTTCCTGGGTCAGGAGGTTTACATCCTCGGTATCTTCGGCATCGTCGTCGAAGGTCAGTGGGCCGGTGTCTCCTCCGCTACGTCCATCATGCGCATCGAGCCGACCAGCACCGATCGCGTGGACATCGATGGTGAGCGCTACATGGAGTTCTTCTTCGAGAAGGGCTCCACGATCGTGGCAAACGTCAACCTCGTCAAGACCGACACGTTGATCTACCTGATCTTCGATGAGTTCCACTCCAAGGGTAACGTGCCGTTCTACATGAACCTGGAGGACGTGGCACGGGTGTACCAGTCGGCAAGCTATCACGCCGGCATGGGCATCTGTGACAACCACGTCATCATGGAGATGTTCACCGCGTCCATTGCGCGTGATGCCAAGGACATGAACAAGCTGGCTCGCCAGACCTTGTCCAACCGGTTGGAAATCTTCAAGAACCCTCCGGTGTTCGTGCCGTTCCGGTCCGTGACCTTCGGCGCTTCCAACACCCTGTCCAAGTTGATGGGTAACTACTTCGATGAAGGCCTGAATAGCGCGCTGCGTAATCCCAGCACGCGTTCGGAACGAATCGAACAGATGCTCCTGACGTAAAGGATCTTCCAATGAGCTACATGGGCGCAAAGCCTGTCCAGTCGGCCAAGTACGAATGTACTGCGCTGGTTGGCGTCAACAAGGCCGGTACGCTGAAGGCTGATGCACGCGGGTACTACGACAACGTGGTGCTCGGTGCGTTCGACTACCACAACAGCTCCGGTGCTTTCTATCCCTTCGAGGATGCCAAGCACCTGTTTGAATCTTCCTCGCCGCTGATGCGCAAGATTGCCACCGGCAACCTGCGTGGCGAGTACGGTCATCCGCGCAAGGGTGACATGGACATGCGGCAGTTCATCAACCGCGTCTGCGACATCTACGAGCCGAACATCTCCCACCACGTTGCCCACGTGCGCATCGACAACATCCGTGAAGCCTCCGGGCGTCAGGTGATCGCTGTGCTGGGTCGTGTCAAGCCTGCCGGTCCGATGGGTCCGGCGCTGCGTGAAGCGTTCGAGAACCCAGAAGAAGATGTCTGCTTCTCGGTTCGTTCGCTGACCGAAGATGGCTGGGTGGGCAATGTTCTCCACAAGCGCATGAAGTCCCTGGTCACCTGGGACTACGTGAATGAACCGGGTATCGCCGTGGCTCGCAAGTGGAACAACCCCTCGCTGGAATCGTTCGCCATTTCGCCGCAGCAGCTGCGCATGGCACGCGACATCCAGATGAAGGCAAGCAATGGCATGGAGTCTGCAGCCTGCTCGATGCTGAACCAGATCGAACGCGACCTGGGCTGGGCTGGCGGTAGCAACCGTCCGCCGAGCGCTGACTGGAAGTAATTTCTTACAGCCAGATGCCATCATGTGGGAGAGTGCTTTCCCCAGCTCTCTCCCATCGGCCGAGCCGACCTAACTGTGTAGGCTTAGAGAAGGTGGACCGCGGACTGCTTAATGCACAGTGCCATGGTTCTTAACAGTAAGCGGAACGCGCAAACGTTCCGAAGTTGTAGTCTCATGAGTCGCACCCCAGCGACTAGCCGCCGCATACCCCATGCGGCCGCAACGTGACATGAGAATGCAGCCTTCAGTAATCCCGTAGCCGGTCTGCAGCTGGCCACTTGGATTACTGCTGGGTGCAGTCTTGCATCAATGCAGTATTGTATAGACAGTCGAGCAAAATCTTGGTCTTGTTCTGGTGGCCTGAATAACCACCCTTGATCTAGGCTATACCGCGGACCCTCGGAAAGTCCCAATGGTTAACTAGCTATCTTTCCTGTCGAACTGATCCTCTGGTCTGAGCAATTCGACCACAGGCTGTTGAACCTTCGAGTTCAGCCTACAGCCGTTTCAATTTGGAGACGGCTGTGGGAAGCGCTTATCGCTTCACGCGGATTGGTCCACTACCACCGCAAACGACACGAAAACTAACAGGGCTAATGTCCTGAATTGCCTAGCGGCATAAAAGCAGGCTGAGGACCACGGTTGCGACCGTGCGATCCTCAGCCTTTATGCCCTTTGCCAATATTCGATGCCAATATCTTTCGCTTACATACTACAGACATAGTACTACTCGCTAGGAAACTGTCACGCTTTTCAGCATCTCGATTCAAAACACTTTGAAGCATATATCATCCAATTGACCTACCAACGCAGTAACATCCCATCCCTAAAAAAGTACATCGCAGTGCTACACTGTGAAGTGCCCTGCTGGGTAGTTCGTCCCTAATCATACTGGAAAGAGCACCATGTCCAACGAAAAGATCGCCATCATCGAAGACGCCAAGACCCGTGAGCATGCGGATCGCATCAAGAAGGAACTGTCGTACAACGACCACGGCCAGGCGCCGGAACTGGGCGATGTCATCTGCAACCCGATCTTCGAAGAGTTCGGCATCACCCCGCAGATCCTGGGCAACCTGAAGAATGCGCGCAACCTGATCGTCGCCTCCTCCGGCCTGGCCACGGGCGAGAAGTCCAACACCGAACTGAACAACAACAAGGCGATCGACCGGACCGTGCTGTCCTTCGACCTGGCCGGCGACCGCGTGACCCACACCTACCTGCGTTCGCGCGAAAGCAACGATCCGCAGACCAAGGGCAAGACCATCGTCAAGAAGGGCGCCCTGTCGACCAACTACACCGCTCGCGCCGGCGACAGCAGCCGCGGCCTGCTCAAGCAGGTCAAGCGCAGCCTGAACGTGCTCGCCGAAGAAGTGCTGAAGTAATCCAGCGCCGGCCTGCAACATGGATACGGGCCAGGGGAGCGATGCTCCCCTGGCTCTATGCCGAATACGACAAGTGAACAAGGGGAATTGAAATGCAGAAAGAACGTGCGGAGTACATCCAGAGACCTGACGTTATCGAGAAGGTCCAGCGACTCCGCGACTACGCCTACACCGACAGCGAGATCGTCCAAGAGCTTTCCAAGAAGCTCGCCCCTGCGATGAACTCCAAGGGCGGCGTGTTCAACCGCCTGGACCTGTTCCACATCAAGACCGATTTCGAACACCTCAAGATCGACCAGCCTGAGACTGAAGAACAGAAGCAGCAGGCCAAAACGGAGAAGTACCTGAGCGAGTCCTGCTACCTGATCCTGGGTAGCGAAACGACTGAAGCATTCGACACGGCAGCGGCCGTGGTGATCGATCCTTTCGGTCACATCAAAGCCAATCTGCGGGCATTCAAGTCGGTCATGTCGGTGGTTACGTCAACCCTCGAAGAGCGCGCAGTTGAAGACATCGTCGAATCCATGACCAAGCTTCTGTCCATTTACAACAAGTGGGCACTTGGTCGTTCGGATGACCAGCAGCAGATGCATGAACTGACCAACGGCTTCCGTGCCGTGTATCGTCGGATCATCTCAGGTCAGCCGGCCCCGGCGAGTATCCAGACCTTCTGGGATCGTCACTTCGGGCACGCTGCACTTGAAGACGCTGAAGAATAATTGCTTGAAGAAGGGCAAGGAGTCGTCGCCTCTTGGCGGCTCCTTTTTTTTTTGTCTGTTTTTTTTTGTCGTGCGACATAGAGGGAGGGGCACGAGCCCCTCCCCTTATGCCGTTTACAGCTGGTTGGCAACCTGGTTGATGTGCACCGGCAGTGCCGAGATACCCAGCTGGTAACCAGCGGTGGGTTCACGACGCAGGAACCGGATGTAGACCAACTGACCCTGGAGCAGATCGTTGGGCACCAGCAGCTCAGCATTCCACTGGCTGATCGGGTACTCGATCTCGCGTCCACCGAACACCAGCACGAAGTAGTTCGGCTCGGGAGCCCGTGCTTCGCGCTCTGCGTTGTACAGCGGCTGGGTGTTGTAGAACACCTCGTCCAGCCAACGCTGCAGGTTCGGCAAGCCGCAGTCGATCTTCAGCTTCCACTGGTTCACATTGACGAAGGTCATCTTCGCCGACAGACCCAGACCGTACGGCGGATCCTGACCCGGCGAGAAACCGATGGACCAGTTGTTCGTGTTCTGCGAACCCGGCGCCAGCAGTGCGACCTCGAAGGTCTGCGGGTGACGGTACGCAGCGAACTTGCCATCGACCTTGTTCAGGTCAACCACGTAGCGCAGCTTCTGCACGACACCGAAGGCGGTGCCATCGAACGGAGCGGAGCCCTCGGCCAACTCGATGAGCGAGGTGACGTTGTAGACTTCTTCACGGTCGAGGTTGTACAGGAAGAACTGCATGCGGTAACCGACCAATGCCGACACCCACGTCGGGTAGGCGAACAGCTTGACGCTGTAGGCACCATCCAACATGCGCGTACGGGCCCAGTAACGCTCGCTCATGTGCTTGTTGATCGAGGGGCTGGCATTGTAGGTGTACTCCTCCGGACCGAGCTTGTAGGCCAGCGAGAGAGGAATGACCTGGTCTTCGATCGACGCCACGTAGTTGTCGATGCCGTACAGGTTGAACTTGGTGCCGTCGATGGGGATACGGCGCTTGGAACCATCGCTGTAGTTCACCACGCCCATCAGCTGCAGACCAGCCACCGGCAGGTTGATCGGGAAGTCCAGATACTTCGGATCGGCGTTGGAGAGGAACGGGGAATCGATGGCGATGGAGGAGATGTACTTCTTGCCTTCCTCGCTCGCCCGGATCCAACCGGTGTTGTAGATGGTGAACTTCTGGATCGAAAGCGGGCCGCCTTCGTCATCGTACACCACCAGCGTCACCAGGTCGCCGTCTTCCAGCTTCTGCATGGTGTAACCACGCATGCACGCCTTGACCGAGATGTTCTGGCTGTCCTTGTGTTCCATGGCGACCAGTTCCAGCGGGATGTAATCGCCGAGGAACGAACCGTTCATGTAGTACGCGGAGATCACCTCACCGGTCTGGCCGATGTTGGTGCCCTTGAACACCTTGTAGCGGGTGGCGTCCTTGCCGTACAGGCGCGTACGACGATCCGGCTGCAGGCCGTGCGGGATGACCGAGGTGTCCAGCAGCATGCGGAAGGATTCGGAGCGGTAGCCCGGACCCATGCCCAGCAGGATATCGAACTCGTCGGTGATGCCGCCCTGGCTCGGGCCAACATGCGACTTCAGCTTGGAGATGGAAGTCGTGTAGTCCACTTCGGTTACACGGAACAGGCCTTCCACCCAGGACCAGACCGCATCGCCAACGTTGGGAACGTATCGACCATCGGTACTGTGACCGAAGATCTCCTCGATGCTCCAAACGCGGAACGAGCGATCCGGATCTTGGATGGGGACCAACGGCTCTTTGATCTCAGCCATTAGACGTACCCTTCTTTGAGTCGGATGAAGCGGTTGATGTCAACCTTGTCATCAAGGAAGATCTTGATGGCGCGCTGGAGGAAGGTGTACTGATAGATGTTCAGCACCGTCTCAACGTACAGGTTGTGCGGATGGATGCTCACGTAGTCGCTGTTCACACCCTGGCGAGTGGGGTCGTAGTCGAGCAGGTAGACGTAGTCTGCCAGTGCGTCACGAACCTCCTTGTCCGAGTAGTAGAAGCCTGCACCACTGAACTTGCTGATATCCAGCAGCCCATTGATCATGTCGTACATCACCTTCGAGGAGAAGGGGCTGTAGACCTGATACAGGCGCGGAATCGGCGAGGTCGGCGGCTTGGCCGGCTCGGGGAGTTTCATCGTCAGGTAGTCTTCGACGTACGCATCGTTCGCCTTGGACTTGGCGCGCATCGAGTAGGTGTCCTCGGTGGTCAGACCACGCAGGGGAACAACCGGCTCAGTGATCAGGTACGGCGCACCATTGCGGATGTTCTGCATCTGGATGCCCTGATCGTTCTCGGAGAAGATCAGCTCGTCACGGTGACGGAGCGTGCCTTCCACGATGATGCGTACCACCTTGTCGTCGCGCACGTTGTAACGACGGTTGCGGCTGAGCAGCCCGTGCTCAACGAAGCCGAACTCGGCGGGTTCTTCGCGGCTCATGTCCGACAGGCAGAAGCCCGTGGCACGAACCGTGATCGCCTGCCGTGCGTTGGCCTGGTCGATGTACTCCTTGTTCGTGATGATCACCTGCGGCCACTGTACGAAGTAGTCCAGGTTCTCGATCAGAGGAGCGCCGTTGAGCCAGAGGTCCAACTGACCCGGTGCGATGTACAGGGGACCGGTGAAGGTCTGGCCCACCTGCGTCTGCTCAGCAACGATGCTGAACTTCAACAGGCCATCGATCGGAGCCATCGTGAAGCTGTAGGCCAAGAAGCGGTCATCGCAACCCACTGCGGTGAAGGTGTCGCTACCGGTAGCCCAGGTCACCTTCCCGTTGGAGATGGTGTACTTGGACAGATCACCCGTCACGTCCTTCCACTCGCCATGGCGGATCTCGCCACGCCACACCGGAGCGGTGTAGAAGCGGTAGTTGTAGGTCGGATCGATCACCGATTCACGCTGACCCTGGGTGAGCGCTGCTGCCACACCACCCACGCCCACGATGCCTTCCACCAGCACGCACTGCGCATTGCGCGGGACGTAGTTGATGTTGTCACTGTGGGAATAGAAGCCCAGCAGCCGTCCGCTGCTGTTGTACTCGTAGATGGTCGAGCGGTTGCGCAGTTCCACCGGCAGATCCACGTAACGACGCACGCTGTCCTGCTTGACCTTCAGCGGGGAGTCGCCGATCAGCTTGGCAGTGGCGTTGTAGCCGTAGGCGTCTTGCACCATCGGCACAGTGACCGCGGCGCCCTTGGATCGCATGATCTTCGGATACATCGACAGCTCCAACTGGGGAGCGTGCCAGAACGGCACAACCGAGTCGATGCCCAGCAGGGCCTTGCGCAGGTCCAGCGCAGACAGGCGGTACAGTTCCTTGATGCGGTGGTGCTCATCCACCAGCGGACGATGGTAGCCGCTGTGACGGATGAACATGCGCACCGTCATCTGGTCGGTGTTCTTCCACAGTCCCATCGCTTCACGCAGCGAGGTGACGTAGGAGACCGGGATGCCGTAGTCCTTGTGGGTCACCATGCGCACCGCGTCTTCCTGATTGCGGTGGTACAGGCTGCCCTTCCACTTGGTGCCCTGCACGTTGACCAGGTAGATCTCCAGGTCGTCGCGATAGTCGATCGTCGAGTCGATCTGGTTCTTGTAGTTCAGCAGGTACTTGCGCTTGTTGTCCAGCGTGGAGACGTAGTTGTCCAGATCGGAGATCTTGAACTCCACCGTGTTCTTGACGGTGGTGTCGTGGACGTACTCCACCAGCGCACCCTTGGGCAGGGTCATCGGGACGAAGTCATCGACGTAGATACCGTCGACAAATGCCAACGTCATTCCGCCCAGTGCCTTGCGGTCACGGAAGCGGCGCTGCATCAGCAGCATCGAGTTGAGATCGTCCATCACGCGACCTTCGGTGAAGATCACGTTCTCCTTGCCCTTGGAACGCTGGGACTGGAAGTAGGCGTTGCTGTACAGACGCACGAAGATCGGCGTGTTGTCCAGTTCCACCAGGCGCGGTTGATCCTGCACGGCCAGCAGGACGTTGCCGTCCTCGTTGACCAGGAACCAGCACTGGAAGCGCGGCAACTGCAAGCCGCTCTCAGTGTAGATGTCGCTGTACAGGTACTTGCGACGCATGTTCTCGCTCACCGTCTGCCAGATCATCTTGTCCGGCATCAGACCGATCAGCGGAGCGTGCAGCTGACCGATCTGGTAAACGTGGTAGCGTTCTTTGGGCGTCGGCAAGGGGATCGTGTCCCACAAGACGTTCGTGGTAGCGATGTCCCCTCGCGGCCGGGTCAGCTTGGCAGGCTTGAAGATCACCTGCTTGTCCTGATCCGGCGTGCACCACACATTCTGCAATGCGTGGCTTACGAGGAAATCGGTCATTCTCGTGCTCCGATCATGTTCAGCAGGTTGAAGGTGAACGTCTTGCTCACCTGACCCTTGTCCAGCTTCTGGAGAAGCTTGGTCAGGAACGTGCGGTGATACAGTCGGTCATTGAATGCCGAGTACACCATCGTGATCCAGGTCGGCGGATGTTCCAGCGAGACGTTGACCATCTCCTGGTCGTTGGTGGAGAACCACGAACTGCGCAGGACCGTGTACAGGAAACCGACGCTCAGCTGAGCCAGGCGGGGAGAGAAGATCCCTTCCTTGAGCAGGTTGACGAATTCGGCCACGTTGTGCGGCGTGCGGTGATCACCCATCAGTTCGATGACGGTGTTCGGGTTGCTGCGGGTCAGGTTGGCAATGACCGTGGAGAGACGGCGACGAGTGATCTCATCCTCCATCTCGTTGGCTTCCTCGAACAGGCCCAGGTAGTACCACGCAGCAGCAATTGCAACGTTCTGCTGTTCCTGCGGGTTCAGATTCAGGGCACGCGTGAGGTTGTCAGAGATCCACGTGGCGAAAGCCTTGGGCGCAATGTCGCCCAATGTAATGAACAGTCCCTGTTCCCCTTCTGCCCAAATCCGGGAAAGCACGCCGCGCATGACCATGAAATCATGCTGGCTGTGATCACGGACTTGGAATACGCCCAGTCGATCGATCGCGGTATACGGACGCGTATCGATTACCCAGTAAGTTTCGCCCGTGCCGCGGGTGATTGCAATCGGATGTCCGAACTGTGGGATGACTTTGTTGCTCGGCGGAATTTCCTTCACCTTGTCATACACGTTGCCTGACTTCGTCGTCGCGTCACGCAGCTCGCCCTCAATGAGCGCCACGTTGATTTCCTTCTCGATCTTGCTGAGATTGTAGGCGCCCAGAGGCGTGGTCTGATAGGGTTGGAGGATCATGTCGCCGGCCTTTGCTCTGAAGTTGTAAAAAGATACTCGTTACGCCTAAAGTATTTCCGTATTACTATGATGTACGAGCATCGCTAGTCGCTATAACATTCGCCCACAGGAGCCCCTGATGACTGCAATTCGCACCGCCGCTCCGTTCGCCAACCTGCGTGGTACGTTGGACCGTTCGCGGACTGCCCCGGTCTATGACCCGGAACAGATCCCGTCGCACTGCCCGATGTTCTACATCTTCGCAGAGAAGGGTCCGACCCTGCCGCAGCTCGTGAGCGGCGCGGGCTTCGAACAGATGTACGGCATCAAATCGCTGGATGCACGTGGCAAGTTCGCCACCCACCAGCTCCCGTTCGTCAAGCTGATGAACGCCAACGCCAACGCCATGTTCGTCCAGCGTGTGATCGACCCGGCAGCAGCTGACGCTGCCACCTGGGCGCTCTACGTGGACATGGTCAAGGACCAGATCAAGCAGTACGAGCGCGGTACGGACGGTCGCTTCAAGCTCGACACCAACCAGCAGAAGATCCCCACCGGCGAAACCGTCGAAGGTTGGGTCGTCCGCCTGGCATGGGGCGAGCACGTCAAGGGTGACCTGGGCGTGGCAAGCCAGACCACCGGCATGCTGGTCTCCAGCACCGGCGAGCAGTCCACCATGTTCCCGATCTGGGAAATCAGCGTGTCCGATCCGGGCGCGTATGGCAAGAACCTCGGCATCCGCCTGTCGGCGCCGAATGTCAACTCGCAGCCGGCTGGCCTGGACGAAGCAACCGTCCTGAGCAACAAGGCCTACCTGTATCGCCTGGCCGCCGTTGAGCGTCCCAATGCCGCCAGCTCCGCTGTCGTGCAGGAAGGCGTGAAGGGTCAGCGTTACCTGGACTTCTCGTTCAAGGACGGCGTGATCTCGGCTGAAGACCAGGCCTTCTACATCGGCGATTCGCTGGTGGAGACCTGGCGTGAAGTGGAAGACAGCGGCGTGCTGCGCAAGCAGGGTCCGTTCGGTGCGCAGTTCATCTACCAGGACAACCTGGAAGAAGTGCTGACCCGTCTGTTCGAAGCGGAACAGCCCTTCGGCCTGCTGGGTGAAGACGACGATGCTGCCGAGAACTACCACCTGGTCAACTTCCTGACCGCGACCGACCAGTACCTCACCCCGTACTTCGCGGTGGAACTGCGCGGCCCGCTGCAGGGTGGCCTGCTGTTCGATGCCAGCTCCACGCATTACGCGGTGGGTGGTGAAGACGGCAAGACCGATGCGAAGACCTTCAACGAGCTGGTGCGCGAACAGGCGCAGAACTTCGGCGAGCTGGAAGCGGATCTGTACGACACCGCGGTCTACGACATGTCCGTGTTCTACGATTCCGGTTTCGACATGGACACGAAGAACGCGCTGCTGTCGATCATCGGCAAGCGTTACGACGTGGCCGTGATCGTGGCGACGCAGGACGTGGACCGTCCGATCAATGCCCCCGAAGCCGACTCCTCGGCCGCGATGGCACTGTCGACCCGCGCGTCGAACTACCCCGAGTCGGTTCTGTTCGGTACGCCTGCCTGCCGCGCTGCGGTGGTTGCTGGCGCCGGCAAGCTGAAGAACCAGTCGGTCTACCGTGGCCTGCTGCCCTTCACCTACGAAATCGCCAACATGTGCTCGAAGTTCATGGGCGCTGGCAACGGTTTCTGGGCGGACGAGTACTCGATGGATGAGTACCCGAACAACGTGATGTCGTCCTTCAAGGACACCAACATCGTGTTCCGCCGTGCAGGGGCTCGTGACGAAGACTGGCGCAACAACATGATCTACGCCCAGAACTTCGATCGCCGCTCGGCGCACTTCCCGGCGTTCCAGACCGTGTACCAGGATGACTCCTCGGTGCTCAACTCGCTGGTGACGATGTTCGCCATCGTCGAGGTCGAGAAGATCTGCCAGCGCGTGTGGCGTCGTCTGACGGGCATCTCCAAGCTGACCGGTGAGCAGTTCGCCGAGCGCTCGGATCGCCTGATCAACGCCGAGCTGAAGGATCGCTTCGGCACCCGCTTCATCTTCACCGCTGTCACCAGCTTCACCCCGGACGACACCCAGCGTGGTTACAGCTGGTCGACCCAGGTGGACGTCGGTGCCAACGGCCAGATGACCGTGGGTAGCTACACGATCGTCGCTCGTCGCCGTGCCGACATGGAAGCGAGCCAGACGGGGGCGTAAGCCCCCCGATGGTCACGCCCTGAACCCGTTTACTACAACTCAGGAGTTACTCCATGCGTTTGAAAGACGCTCTCGCGGGTCAGAAGGGTCCGAACCGCTTCGGCCACGCTCCGACCCTGGACACCCGTTACGGCGCGTCGATGGGCTTCACTCCGGATTACAAGGCGTACGTTTCCAATGCGCCTTTCGTCCGCCGGAACCTCTTCGCGCTGCTGCTGGAAGCCCCCGCTGGTTTCCAGAACCTGCCCAACCCGGAATACTGGGTTGGCGCCCTGAAGGCCCTGATCGAAGAGCAGTCGCTCGTGATCGAAGGTCTGACCGGTACGCTGACCGCGTCCTTCGAAGACACCCCGTTCGGTGGTGCCGGCGAAATGATGCAGGCAGTCTCGGACATGAAGCGCGAGCGCTCCCAGCCCTCGCACACCGTGAACGAGAAGTACGGCCGCTCCTGGAACAAGTTCCTGGAAGGCTGGATGACCGGTCTGCTGATGGACCCGGAAAGCAAGGTTCCCACCGTGATGGCCAACAGCGTTGCTGCCAACCGTCCGACGGACCTGCTGCCGGACGTGGTCGGTGCCACCGTGCTCTACATCGAGCCGGACCCCACCCACACCCATCCGCTGAAGGCCTACCTGACCACCAACATGATGCCGGAAACCGGCGGCGAAGTACAGAGCCGTCGCGACCTGACGCAGGCTGGTGAGAAGCTGGACATCCCGATTCGTTTCTCGGGCGTGACCCAGCAGGGCGAAGGCGTGCTCCGCTTCGCCGAGCAGATGATGCGCCGGATCAACATGACCGGCGTCAATCCGAACCTGCGTCCGGCCTTCATGGACCGGATCAGCGCCGACGTCAGCGCGCTGTCGGATACCGGTTACGTCGAGGCGATCAACCGCCAGGCCAACACCGCGATCAACCCGTAACTTGGGTTGGACATATCGGGAGGGGCTTCGGCCCCTCCCTTTATGCCGGATTCCAATATCTTTCAACCCTATATCACCTTACTGCAATACCTTCAGTAATTCACCACCAATGGAGTTCCATGATGCTCGTCCTTAAAGTAATCGTCACCATCTTCGCGGTGGGAACCCTCATCTTCAACATCTCGATGGGGTTCTCTTGGATCTCACACTTCTACATCAGCAGGGGGAAAGACAACTATCACTTCGACTACAGTGGGGGACTTCATGTTCACGGGGAACAGCAACTGGTGCTGATCGAGATCGGCTCCTTCGTACTGGCAGCACTTGCAACAATCTTGGCTCTACTTTCGATGTACCTGCACTACGCTCTTGTTGTCAACTTTGCGATCGCTACGATGTTCGCATTGGGCAGCGCACGAGGCATTCGTCACCAACGCCTCATCCCCATTTCCCATCGTTTCCATTTGTAGGAGAGCCCCATGGCTTCGCAAATCAATCAGACACAACTGCGGCTGGTCCGCGTTGTCGACTCACCGACCGGCCCGGTCCATGTTCCGGCCAAGACCTTCCCGCGCAAGAACTTCGTTCAGCGCGCCTGGGATGACGATCCGGCTGCCGTGGTCGCTGGCGGCATTGTGCTGCTCGGCGTGGGCATCATTGCTGGTGCTCTGATCCACGAGCACTTCTTCGATGAGCCGCCGCAGTTCCACTACCTGTAAACCAATCGCACACAAGGAACCCCGATGTTCGTTATCAACCTGTTTGACGTGCTTTTCGCCATCCTCTTTACTGGTCCCCTGCTGTTCTGGGGATGGGTCATGAAACGCACGTGGAACAAGAGCGTGGCTAATCGAAGGATCGATACGTTCTGGACTAAGGCCACGCTGGCAATAGACCATGATGACCGACGTTACCGTGGCCATGCCATCATTTGGAACGCGGTCTTCTTCGGTCTTATCGTGATGGGCATTCTGGTTCCAGTGGTCATCATGCTAGCCTGGGGGCGCTCGTGGGTCGTCTTGATCCCGAGCGCCGTTTCCCTCTACCCCATTCTTACCATGACGGCTTACCGCTCATGGTGTTCCACCCGAGTTTCAACCAGCGCATAAACGGAGCTTCAAAGAACATGGCAATTTTCCTCTTCAGTATCCTCGCGGGCATCTACCTCACCCTCTCTGTCTGGAAGGCAATGGATGAGCGGCATCAACTCGAAGTCATTGCGGGTATGATGCCCAAGACGTTCAACCTGGAAGTGGCCGACGCACGTGAGTCGCCGCTCCTGTTCTGGTTTGGTGTGCTGGCAAGCTGCTGGCTCTGGTTCGTTCTCGGTGGGATCGCGTTCTACTTCATCTACGACGATTTCAACTACGGCTACGAGAAGATCCTGCTGTGGCCGTTCATCGCCGCACTGGTTCGCATCACCCAGCGGCTGCACGCTTACAGCCTCTACCGCGAGATCGCCAAGCTCCACTGATTCCCCTATGGGCTCCCGCTCTGCTCACCGAAAGGTGGGTGGGGCGGGAGATTCTATGGGACTTATTTTTTTGGTGTCTGGCTATGATTCTGTTCAAAGAAGATTGGGACAAGTATTACAACCCCATTCCCGATTACAACACCACGAACGAAAGCTTCCTGAAAATGGCCTCCAAGTACAAGGCCATGGGGATCCAGAACTACCACTGGCATCTGGCGCTGATGCAGCCGGAGCTCTCGGGCGTAGACGCACACGATCCGGACCTTGATCCGGAAATCAAGCTGATGATCAGCCGCGAGTGCAAGTTCAACCCGATGTACTTCTTCCGTGAAGTCGTCCGCATTCCGCCGCAGGGTGAACCCGAAGCTGTCCCACTGCGGGCCAACCGCGGCAACATGGCTCTGTACTGGAGCTTCTTCAACAACATCGACTGCTTCTTGATCCAGCCGCGACAGACGGGTAAGTCGGTCTCCACTGACGCCCTGTCCACCTGGATCGTTTACGTCGGTGCACGCAATACCCGCATGTACCTGATCACGAAGGATCATGCGCTGCGCAAGGCCAATATCGATCGACTCAAAACCTTCCGCGACGAACTGCCGCCGTGGATGCTGGAACGTTCGGCAGCAGATGCCAACAACAGCGAAGAGATCAGCTACATGGCGCTGGGCAACCGCTACAGCACCGGCGTGTCGCAGGGCGACCCCAAGGGCGCTGACAAGCTGGGTCGTGGTCTGACCGTGCCTGTGCTGCACTTCGATGAGCCGCCGTACGTTGACTACATCGGCATCACGCTGCCCGTGGCCATTTCCTCGGGTAACGCGGCGCGTGAGAATGCCCGACGTAACGGCCAGCCCTCCGGGATCATCTACACAACTACCGCAGGTCGAAAGGATGACCGTGACGGTGGCTTCATGTACGACGTGCTGATGGGTGGCACGGTGTGGAACGAGGCCTACTTCGATTGTAAGGACAACGCCGAGCTGATTGAGACGGTGAAGGCCAACGGTCGTGACAAGGTCTCCCCGCTGCTGAACATCACCATGTCCCATCGTCAGTTGGGTCTGACCGACGAATGGCTGCACGTGGCAATGGCCAAGGCCAAGATCTCCGGTGAAGCGGCCGACCGCGATTACCTGAACATCTGGACCTCTGGTACGCAGAGTTCCCCACTGACCCCCGCACAGAACGAGGCCATCCGTCTGAGCGAAATGGAGATCGTGGAAAACGAGATCCACCGTGAAGGTCGTTACGCATTGCGCAAGTACTTCGACAGCGAAGACTTCATGTACGTGCATGACAACAGTCACTTCCTGGCCGGTATGGATACCTCCGATGCCATCGGTCGCGACGGCATTGGTCTGGTCGTCTCCAATGCGTACAACATGGCAACCGCTGCAGCTGGCACGTACAACAAGACCAACCTGCTTCAGTACGCTACCTACGTGGCGCACCTGATGAAGAAGTACCCGAACATGACGTTGATCGTTGAGCGCAAGGGCTCGGGTCAGTCGGTACTGGACATGCTGTTGATGCTCCTGCCGAAGATGGGGATGGATCCCTTCAAGCGTCTGTTCAACCGGGTGGTCGATGAAGCTGCTGAGAAGCGTGATCGCTTCGAGGAAGTCTGGCGTACTCCGGAGACCCACCGCAGCGTGGAGTTCTACTCTCGCTACAAGGAACTGTTCGGCTTCGTCACGACCAAGGAAACCCGTGACCTGCTGTACGGGGACGTGTTGCAGGAAGCGGCGCGTGGTTGCTGTGATGGCGTCATCGACAAAACGCTGTCCAATGAAATCCGTGGGCTGGTCATCAAGAACGGTCGACTGGATCACAAGGCCGGTGGGCACGATGACATGGTCATCTCCTGGCTGCTCAACCACTGGCTGGCTCAGTACGGTCGGAACCTGGAGCACTACGGTATCCCGACCAAGCTGCTGCGTCGTGCTGTCTCCAACGCGGGGCGTGCTCTGCGTCATGAGGAGGTCCGTCAGCAGGAACAGCAATCCAGCCTCCAGCAGGAGATCGACGCGCTCGCTGACAAGCTCAAGAGCGTACGTGACCCGATGCTGGAAGCCAAGCTGTCTCACCGCCTGAAGGTTCTCCAGAGCCGTGTGGTGGTCTCCGATGCTGACGCTACCAGTGTGGATGAACTGCTGCGTAGTAGCGAGGACTCGCGTGAGGTTAGCATGAAGTCCGATGCTGTGGCTCGCCGTCGTCCGATCGATTCCGATTCCCTGCGCAATGGTCTGCGAGGTCGTCGTTCCGATCCTCTGCGTGAACTGGCAGTGTGGCGAAGCTGATCTGTATGAACCCTTCACTGGGTAATACGAAACGGGAGAGTTGATAATGGATCGCTGGGCACAAGTACTGAAGAAGCCAACCTCGGTATTGTCACTGATATTCTGGCCACTGGTAACGGTGGCTCGATTGTTCGTGGCCATCATGCGGGGCTTCGGTTGGGGCTTTGCTCGGGAGAAGGGAAGCGTGTGGGTTGGTTTCGGCTGGCCCACACAGCGCAACACCGGACAGGAGTTCTCGATGTTCTGGAACTTCTTCAAGGTGGGTAGCCGTCTTGGTATCAATTTGACCATACGGCGGGAGATCGAAGATGCGTACACACTGCACATCTCCATCCCCTATCTCTTCTCTCTCCAGATATCCCTCGACGTTGGCTTGTCAAAGTTCCGTGAGGTCTTCTTACGGGGTGCGAACAGCTATTGCTGGAAGATCGTCTATTACACCTCTGGCTTCTTTGAGGTGAAGGCGAACTACCGCAAGTTCGATGGGGAACGGAAAGGTACTGGCTTCAATTATCAGCGAGAGGAACCGGGCAGGCACGAGTACCACATCGAGAAAGTGCAGCTGGTTCGCGGCTACGGTCACATTGCACCGACCGAGCACATGCCGCCTGAGAAGGTCAATGTCGAGGTGTCTGTCGAGGACGTGTTCCCGATCAATCACCTGGGCTTGGTCAAACTTCATGATCGCACCCGACGCTACACCTGCCGACTGGTCAATCCCATCGGTGTCGTAGAGCATGACCCCACCGGGATTAAGTTCCCGCGTACTGTCACGCTGGCCGTTGAGGACTCCACCTTCCAGACCACTGCTGTCACCAGTGTTGGTCAGGCGGTTTCCCAGTACGGCGATTACCTCGCCCAGCTCAGGGCATAGAAGCATAGAGGCAGGGCTCGCGCCCTGCCTCTATGCCGTTTACATCGCCACTATCTCTCGAATCTCACCGTCGAGATTGTCCCGACGCAATCGCCGGATCACACGGTCGAGGTAGGCGTTGATCGCCAGGTAGTGCGGATACTCGCTCCATTTCAGGAACCAGTTGCTCATCATTGGGTAAGTGACGGGCTCCAAACACTGTGGGTCGACGCGGTCGGATTGACTCCCGGAAACCGCACCAGTAACCACGAACACACTCTTGCGAGAAGATGGAATCCACCACCGCTCGTAGGTTGTGCGATAGACGATACGCTTGCACACGACCGTCAGCTCCAAGACTCCCTCGGTGCCGATCGAGAACTTCTTTGTGGAAGCCTCATTGGATCGTTGGTACGTTTGCGTATGGGATCTGCCTGTTACGTGGTGGCACAACACACCCAAGTAGAAGAGGAAAAACTTCATTGAAACCTGCCTTGGGGTTGGTACTGCCTACTACGAGTAATGTTCCTTGGCAAATGCTCGCAGGACGAGGTACAGCATGACCGACGTCCTTACCGAAGAGATGACGCTCTCGTTTCGCGTTTTCACTGCCTGGCGGACGACCTTGTCCGAAAGGGCCTTCATTTTCAGAAGGGATGGATCAACCATCCGTGACGCCATGTAGAGCGCTCTCAGCCGAGCGATAAGTGGAACAAGAATCGAGCCGCTGTTGGCGAGGGACTTGTCGTTCAGCACGACGCTGTACGCGTGAACGAGAGTTTCGTCAACCAGTTGCTCGACTTCGGGCACACCGGGAACTCGATGGTTATCGGAGATCCAAGTGAGCGCCTCTTCAAGCAGCTTCTGCGGGGTAGTGCGCATCGACGAGATGATCACCTGCACCAACTCCGTACGGATGAAGGTGGGGCGGTCACCGATTACGTCGTGGAGGTAACGGGTGTAGGTCGTGTAGGTACGCTGCTTGTCCTTCACGATAACCTGGCCGTTCAACTCAACCGTGGAGGAAGTGGACCGCAAGGTGTTGCCACTGGCACGCACCTCGTAGAACAGCTCCGTCAGGTTCTTCACGTACTCACGCAGACGCTGCTGGATATCGGTGATCATGTAGCCCACAGCGGCGTCGGGGCCGTGGTCCACGATGGTCTTGTGATGCACCGACGTTTTGGACAGAATGTCATCGGTCCGGAAATCGATCAGGGCGCCCCAGCTACCCACGATCTTCAGCAGGAACTTGCGGGTCATGGCAGCAGCAGTTGCTTGCGCTACGGCCAAGTCGCTGGGGAACTTGAAGTTGTGCGCCATGATGGAGCTGAGGAACTTGTACTGCAGGATCGTCAGCACGTCCTTCATGCCGGTCTCTTTCTGGGAGGTCGGCAACTTGGAGTGATAGATGGCGCTGACCAGCCAGCAGCACGTTTGGTTCATGGCATCGGTGATGCGCACGAAGTCTTCGTTGATCGTCGGCAATGCAACGATACGACTACGCAGTTCATCCTCGTCGATGTTCAGGATGTCATCGAAGAACTCAGCGCGCTGCTCGTCCCGGAAGCGGAACGGGTAATGCCCGAGCAGGTTCGAGCCCAGGAACTTGACGTGGTCAGGGTTCTTGGTGGCGAACTCGATGCGGAATCGGTGAAGACGCTTCATCAGCGCCAGATCGATTTTGACGTCCTTGCAAACATCGGCAAAGACAGACTTCAGGGACTCGGCCATGTTCGCCTACCATAGATTCTAAAGGGGGGTGCATAAAATGGGATCGGAAAACTTTTGAACTCTATATTACCCTAGTGAGCACTTGCCTTAAACGAGGCTCTCGCTCGAAATCCTTCTTCGAAGTTCAACCAACTGAGTAATCCATAATGTTCAAATCCCTCCTGGCTGTTGCCGGCGTCGTTGCTGTTGGCGCTGTCGCTTACACCCTGTTCAACGATGCTCAGGGAAGCGCCGACCATCCGGTCGTCGACGGGGAGCCCCAGGCTCCGGACATCAGCGGCGACACGACCGCAGCTCCGGCGATCTGAGCAATCAGCAGTAAAGCCTTACACCCATAAGCTATCCTCTGGGTGTAAATACTTAGTGGCATCCCAACGTCCTGTAGTGCCCCTCACAGGGCTTTGACTCTAAGACGGATGGACGTTCACGCGTCTACCTTCGCAAGTCCTACAGGGCGTCTGAGGGCGCCCTACCCCGCAGTACCATGTCCCATCAACAAGAGCACAAAAAGCACAATGAGCATCGAAACCAAGAACAACGAATCGACCCCGGATCAGACCGCCCTGGTTCAGCTGGCCACGGCCTTCCTCTCCAACCCGTCCAAGGAAACCCACGACGCCTTCCTGAAGGAAGACCTCAAGGACGTGACCGAAGGCGGTGACGTGATCACCTACAGCGAAGGCTTCTTCGGCGAGCAGCTGGTCAAGGACATCTCCGCTCGCTTCCCGGAAGCTGCTGCCTTCGCCGGCGTGCCGGGCTACGCCCTGCAGGCAAGCAACGAAGCTGGCCAGACCGACAAGGCCGATGCCGAATTCGCTGCTGACGCCGATGGCACCACCGCGCAGGCTGGCGAAGTCAACCCGCTGGTGCGTGAAGCCGTGCTGCAGTTCCTGGCCCACCCGAACGAAGAAACCTACAACGGTTACTTCATCGCCCTGTCCCAGACCGGCGGCGCCGGCCTGCCGGCAGAGTACTCGCAGAACGAGCAGGAGAAGCTGGCTGCCCACCTGACCGAGTTCTACCCGGAACTGGCTGAAGAAGCCGACCAGTCGCTGATCTCGGACGACCAGGAGACCACCCTGGAAAAGATCGAGGCCATCATCATCGACACCACGGTGGAAACCGAAGTGCGTCTGGAGCAGCTGGCTTCCGAGCTGATCGCTTCCGACGAGATGGTCCGCGGCGCCTACTGCCAGGCCCTGGGCATCAGCCCGAACGACTACGACAGCGAAGACGCGCTGGTGAAGGCGCTGGCTGAAGGCCTGATCGCCCTGGAAGGTCCGACCATCGCCGAAGTGCGCCTGGCCGCCACCCAGAGCCTGCAGAACAACGTCCGCATCCGCAAGGAAATGGAAGCGCGTCAGGCCGTGAGCGATCACGTCGAAGGTCGTCTGGATCCCCGCGTGCGCGGCAAGATCTCCTCGATCATGACCAACCGCTACAACTTCCAGTCCCAGTTCGGCGTGCTGCACACCCCCGGCGCCTGGTCCGCTTCCAACAAGCTGGCCAAGGCCATCTCCGAGCACTTCGAAGTCCTGCAGGGCAACGATGAAGTGACCGAAGAAGCCGTGGTTGAACTGCTGGCCACCCTGGAAGAAGCCGGCAAGGAACTGACCGCCGAATTCGAAGCGGCCATGACCGGCACCGCTGCGATCTCCTACCTGGATCGTTTCGCCTCCTTCCGCGCTCGTCCGCGTCCGGCCTCGGTGCCGGCTGCTGAAGCTGCGCAGGCTGTGGGTGAAGGCGACGAAGGTCCGGCTGCGTAATCGTTTCAACGCGTGCTTCCACTGGGGAGGAGGGGACTTCGGTCCTCTCCTTCCTGGTGGTTTTATGTCTGTAGTAAAAAATTACTCACGACCCCTTTCATCTGAATGGAACTTTCCTCTCGGGGGAAACCATTTAAAGGAAGGGGGTATGCGAGAAACTTTAGTGAAGCTGTTGAGGAGGCGTAGCGTAGCTACTAGCCTCCGAGAATGCTTTCTATGCCCTGTGGAAAGCGTATAGCGCCCACGTTGAGTATTAACTGATAGGGGATGGGGATAGTACGATCCTGTTAGTGGATGCCCATGAGTACCTAGTCGTGTCAAGTAAAGCACAAGCCTTTGAGCAGTTGAAACCAGCTGCCCTGAAGAAGAACCTCAAACTCCCTTACTTCAACAATCAGCGTGGGGATGACGCTGAGTACAAAACCGGGATGAAGGCATACAACACTGCCAACCGGAAGATCTACCAACTCTTGAAAGAAGCACCTGAGTTTAGTGATGAGCGTAGGTTCTTGAACCATGCTTACGAACGACTGCTCGACTGCATGCCCCAGCCCACGGTCTCACGCAGAGCTACGAGCCTGCAAGTGTACCTGGATCAACTGGAGGCTTTGACTGTAGTGTGTGAGCAAGCTGCCAGCTAATCCTGTGTAGCCATACTCACCCACCCCTTTGGAGATTTCCATGCGTGACCTTTCCTCCCTGCTCGACCCCAGCGCCGATGCCTCCAGCCGTGTGGACATCCATGCGGTACAGAACGAAGATAGCCAGTGGCAGCAGTACCTTGCACAGAACCTGCGTATGAGCAAGGTGTACGTGCTGGACGCTGCAGTGTCTGCCGAGAGCATCTCGATGGAGACCCAGCAGTTGGAGCAGGCCGCACTGGCTGAAGCCTCCGACGAACAACCGGTCTATCCCATCCAGCTGTACGTGCTGGACAATGGGCAGGACTACACCGAGATCCATCGCGTGCTGAACAAGGCACATGGTGATCCGGACCACACGGTGATCGTGCTGCTTGCCCCGCAGGCAACCGACTCCGAAGTCAAGGGCGATGCAGCGCAGCTGCTGTCGGTCCATGACCAGCTGGCCAACAGTGGCGCCAAGGTCTACACGACCATCGAAGACGCCACCGAATACCTGAACTCCCTGGTCTAAGGCCAGTAGTGCTGGGCAGGCCTTCGGGTCTGCTCAGTATGCCCTGTAGTAAATCCCGATACACCCTCTCTTAGCTATGAACAACCAAAGGAGTAGTACCCCATGAAGCGCAGCCACTATCCGCTGAACCCGCTCTGCCACCTGGCCGCTATCGGCTATTGCTTCCCCGACGATGCCTTCCTCACCCGTGAAGGTGCGCCGAACCTGTTCGAGCCGACCATGGCTCGTCCGATGGCTACCCACCTGCTCCACTGGCTGGCCCAGCAGGAGAAGTTCCTCAAGCACCTGCCGGACGATCGCAAGGATCTGTTCTTCAAGGCCGTGGTGATCGATCAGGAACTGCGGGTGAATGTCTACCACGCCTTCGGGCCGGAAGACGTCAACGAATGTCAAGTTGACACCCAGCCGATCTTCTCCTCGGACTGGATCAACGAAGGCGAGTTCCGTTGGCTGGTCACCCCGATCCTGCACAACTTCACCGGCAAGCGCGGCGGGCTGTTCTCGGCCAAGCCCAAGCGGACCATCGAAGCGCAGTTCATCAACATGCCCTGCACCGCCAAGCGCTATCGTCCGACCGAGCCCTACAGCTCGTTCAAGATGCGCCTGAACGATGTGCAGCTGGGCATGGTGCGTGCTCGTATGGATGCCAAGCAGATCATCAACGGCGATGTGTACGCCGAGTCGGCAGCATAATGGTTATGGGGGAGCCTTCGGGCTCCCCCTAGTCCTATCCCTTTTTTTTTGGTCACGACATGATCTACGAGTACAATGTCAAAATGCTGACCGGCTTCCCCAAGGAGGAACCCCACATGACGGACAACGTCGTGAACCTGGGTATCGGGATCATCCAACGTGATATTGGAAAGGTCATCGATGCCATGTGCCGTGAGTTTGAGATCAAAGATCTTCGCATTACGGTACAGATCACCAAGGATGACTTCGTGGATGTGGATATCCATGAGATCACCTGTGCCTTGCCACCCAATGACTTCCAGGGTCGACTGATGCGTGCAGTGCGCAGCATGCTGCCCAAGCTGAAGAAGCAGGACGTCAAGACGATCACGATCCGTGCTCGTATCAACTACGCCGACAAACGCGTGATCACTGTCCTGGCTCACCAGACAGCATAAGAGGAGGGGCGAGAGCCCCTCCCCTATGTCCTTAACGACCAGAGGCCATCAAGTGCTTGAGACTGCGCTTCTTCTGTTCGTAGTCGCCCAGTACCGAGGAGACCTTCCATTCCTTCTGCAGGAACTCCTGGTACATCTCTTCGGCATCAGCGTAACGTTCCACGACGTTCTTGAACGAACCGATGCTGAAGCCGCCCCGGATCTCACCTTCGTCGATGAGGATTTCCAGGTGGTTGTAGATGTAGGCCTTGGTGGCCAACTTGGCGCCCTTGGTGAAACGGTGCCAGGTGCGCGGGTTGAGCGAGGTGAACTCTGCATCGTAGGCCACGATAGCGCGCAGGAAGATGTTGCGCGGCAGGGCCATGTTGTCTTCCACGCAGATCACGTTGCGGCCCACCAGACGCACGTAGGCGGTGGACACCAGCGGGATGGGCATGTGCGAGGAGAGCACACCGGAGGCAGCATCGAGCATGGGCGAGTGGCCACGCATACCCATGTTGGTGGTGCCCATGATCGTGCCTTCGCCGAAGGTCACATTCAGAGGCTGGATGATGTCACGGTTGTTGGTGAGCTTGTCGGGGATCTCGTAGATCACCCGGAACTCATCGGCGTATTCCGGACGCAGGCCAACCAGAGGAATGGTGACCTCATGACCACCGGTCAGGTTGTAGTCTTCGATCAAACGACCGTAGATCACCTTCTCTCGCAGGCCGGTCTCGTAGTTGATCGGCGCACGGTAACCATCGAACCGCGATGGCGGGTTGAATGCTTCGTTGAGGATCTGCACCGGAATCGTCGCCGCGATTTCGCGCAATGCTTTGTTGATGACGGACATGGCGCCTCCTGGTTTCAATTTCTACACCCCAGACGATGCTATGAACCGTAGGGTGAACTCATAAGAAAGGAGCCGCTTCAATGAACTTGGAAGAATACCTGTTCAACCGTCTGGGAGAGGAGGCAGCCGAGGTTGTACAAGGCGCCACGAAGATCCTCTCCTTCGGGTCAGAGCATCGTGTCCCGTCCAACCGCATGGCCGCCAACGATTACCTGGTCGCTGAAATCAACGATATCCTGGGCGTTGCTGACTTCCTGAAGGAATGCGGCATCGAGCTGTTTGGTATCGGCAAGCCGCAGGCCCGCGAGGCAAAGATCCAGAAGATCATCACTTACATGCAGGTCTCCATCGATGCTGGTCGCCTGACCCTGAGCGATGAAGAACTGACCATGATCAACAACCGCAACGACGGCAAGCCTCTGCACCATCGCATCGGCGATACGGTGGCGGCTACCTTCGAGCAAAAGGAATCGGCATGACCACGCTCTTTGTCTGCGACAAGTGCAATTCGGTTGACACCACGATCGAAGCCTACCCGTCCCGCAACTTCGTCCTGAGCAACATGCAGTGCACCAAGTGCCAGACCGGGCAGTGGCACCGTGCATTCCCGCAGTTGCAGTACAAGCCTGAGAAGGACCACGTCATGAACCGTGCCAGTGGGATCGGCTTGGGATGACCAAGTTCATTGTCGATTACGATTCCAAGACCAACACCCCTGAATCGGTGAAGGACTTCGAACGACTCGCCAATCGAGGTAACCCCGGACTGTACCGACTGGACTACATGTGGGTACTGAAGTTCGCAGTGAAGATGCTGGGCGAGGTGGCACTGACTCGTGATCGTGACGATGTGGCCATGGTGATCCAGGAGCTGTACAGCAACTTACACTTGCTGGTGGATTACCCGGATATGGCCGAACCGATGGCAGAAGACATTGTCCGCGAGGTCAATCGACTGGCCACCTTCTTACCCGACGATCTGGTACTCAGTGATGATCGTCCGAGACGGTGTGAGATCATCGACCATCGACATGGCGCACTGTTGATTGAGATCCTGTAACTGGCCGGGGTTCGCCCCGGCCTTTATGCCCCAACGCTCTGTAAAGCTCTCTAAGGAGCGTCCAGCGTAAATAAGTACTCCCATAGCCTTTTCTATGTAGAAGAGCCCTAGAGGCCATTCTAACGAGTTTCAGACCTACACTATCTCAGTGTAGTGTACCAGTGGAGTTTCACAATGCGTCGGGCAATACTCATCTACGACATCACAGCCGAACATCGGGATGTCCGCAGAATAGTGCGCGACGCCTTACATCGTCGCGAGGAGCTAGTCGTCATCGACAGCTTCAGAGAGGGAAAGTTCGCAGCTGCCGTGAGAGAGTGGTTCGTCTACTTTCTTCTGGAGTACGCCTACCTCGGCGTGCCACCCACCTTCGGCTTCCGTCCTGATCCTCGTCTCGAAGATTTCTTCGAGCGCAAAACTTCGCCTCAGTTGATCACTCTTGCTCGAAAGCTCCGGATTCCATGGGAGCTCTCTGAAGAGACTCCCGTCATTGATATCCGGGAGCGCGATCTAGTGCTGACCTATAACAACGTAGATACATCGAGATGGACGTGACATGAGACACACCGCGCGGATTTACGACCTCGGCAATCTTGCCCGCAGGATGGTTCGAAACATCGAGGACTTCCTGGAGCTGTACGGCGACAAGAAGACCCCCCGTCCGAACATCACCGAATGTGGTCAGATGTTGGTCACCATCCTCACCAATGAAATCGACCGGCGCGCCAAGTGGGCCAGTCCGATCGGCCACGAAGAGCTGTTCGCGCAGCTGCTGCCGTGGACCTTGAACATCGAGAAGGGACCGGTTTACGAAGACTTCTACACCCAGGTGATCGACCGTGCTGTCGTGGCGATCAACCGCTGGCTGGAAGCCTTCATGGAACGGGATACATGGATGATCTGGGAGGTTGAGAAAATCACCCCCCTGACGATCTCCCTCGTACCCAAGCAGGACTATCGAATCGAAGAGTGGACCCGCTTGAAAGAGAATGGCTTCCTGGACAAGTTCCGGGACGGGCGCCACAACTGAGGCATTACAATGTCAAGCACTGTGCTAGGCGACATTCAGGGTCTGCTGAGATCCTTCGTTCAAGACCTTCAGTACGCCTGCGATTACGACGAACCCAAGCATCTCCACATTGATGCCCTGTCGGTCGCAGAGGTCATCCTTGATGAATACTTCTCGGATATTTCGCTACTGCTGCGTGAACCGGTTGACTTCCTCCGTCGCTATGAGATCTCTCATGAGCGGAAGAAAGAGATCATCAACAATTTCAAAGCTGCACTCGAAGACTACATCCACCGCATCTGCCGCATCCACCCCCGCTTCCATTACAGCTATCGGCTGGACGGCAGTGGGACGCTGGAGATCGTGCAGATGGACATGGACCCCCAAGGGCCGCGCCTCAAGTTCCACTGCGAGCGCAGTGACGAGGATGACCCAGAGGGCATGGGGACTTACGTTCCCGAACGCCAGAGACGACGATAATGGAACAGACGCTTGTCATCATTGATGCAAGCAGACTGCTCAAGGAGATGGCCCCCTACCTCGAACACCTCCGGGTGTTCGGGGTGGATGAGCCTTCTATGCTCGCACATCTGTTTGCGGTTATGCGACACCCCAATCAAAACCAGTACGTCCAGAGGATGTCGCGCGATCTTATACTGGAGCTTGACGAGAACTTCTACTCCAGCAAATTCCCACCTAATAGTAGCGGCGATGTAAAATACGATCGTGTTGCACATGCAATGATCGACGCGCTCGGTGACGGCCTCCAAGTCCTGATCCCAACGCTCGAAACGATCCTAGGAGACTATCGGCACTCCGCAACGCTGCATGGTTTTGTGGGCCGAGACATAGTGGTGGCCGTAACGGTCCCCGAGAAGACTGCCGATGAAGACAAAGAAAATGCTGCTACTGCTTCCGATGCGGGAGGCGGAGAAACGACTGACGGAAGTGGAACGGGATCTGGACCAGCTACCCCTGGCCTACCCGTTCAGCCAACTCGTCGCCCTTACGTTCAGACTCTGGATGATGATCACGAGTCTGGATGATGACGAGGACAAGACCGGCGCAGACCTCATCTACGACGACGAAGCCTTCAAGCATGTACTGGAGAAGCTCGTCGCCGAAGATGCGGATCTGTCCGAGTTCGAGTACGACGAATTTGTCAAGGCGCTAGCCACGTTCGAAAAGGGCGTCGGCAGGCTGTACGCCGAACTGGCTCCGTACCTGAAGCCGTTCGAGAAGTACATCAATCGCAACAGTGAAAGTCCCATCAATTTCCAGGGCTGGCTTGCCAGTGATCTGGTGGTGGAACTAGAGACCAACGAATCATGCCAAAACCCGTCGGCGGAATAAGCCTGATCCTACCGACCAGAGATATCATCCGCGGCCATCGGTTCAATGAGTCTACGTTCCAACTCATGGGGCAGAGTGCCAAGATGCTGGGGAGGTTTACTCTCCAGCAGTGGATTCAGAATCAACTGGATCGGCGCAGGTATTACACGGGTTACGTCAGTCAAGCTGAACTCCTGGAAGATGCGGTGCTCACCTACATCGTTGAACCCAGGACAGACCTCGAAGAGGACGTGCTACGGAAGGCAACCCATCGCATGATGGATATCGTGATGGATTATCACGAGACGATTAACCCTCTACTGGGCGGTTTCTGCGAACACGCAGTTGACGTTACCCAAATTCGTTTTGATGACTGGCTCGGCACTGACATGATTGTTGCTGTCGACCGGTTCTAATGGAGCTAGAGATGGAAGCAAAGAAAGAAAGCCCCGCCAAGATCGTCCTGCAACACGACCCCGTTCCAGAGATCCCCTCCTACCGTCCAGCCCATACGAACAATGAGCAGGGGGTTATCGACGATGCGTCGGCAATAGCCAGCTACAAGGCCAACCCGGAAAAGCACGAGGCTGTCGCCAAGGTCATGATCGAGCAGATCACCAAGATCGCTCACCGGGAACACTCCAAGCGCGGACAGGACGTCGTCCACAAGGGCTCGGTGATCTTGACCACCAAGCGAGCCTTCGAGGACTTCGAGCAGACCGCAGCGATGATGTCCAACGTCAACTACGACGAGGATGAGATCGGAGCGGCCATCCTGAACTCGATGCGCACAGGGCAACCGGTGCTGGCTGCGAACATGCCCAATGACGAAGATGCCCAGATCCTGCTGCGAGCCACTGAAAAGCTCAGGCAGGGTGTCGTCAATGCCGTGAACACCGCCCAGATCGATCACAGCGAACTTGACAAGACGTTGGTCTTCGATGGCTGGTGCTGCGGCGACATGGTGCTGGAGCACATCGAGATCAAAGAAGATCACTGATCTTATGACACCAAGTTGACATAGGCCCACCATGACCCCGCTTTCGAAGCTGCCCCTGAACTCCACCGTGTCTTTCGACCTGTACCCGTCGTACATCATCGGGACCGGTTACAACTTCGCCAAAGTGCTTGCACACCTGGATGCTGACACGGCGCGGGCGCTCGGCGTGGACACCCAGGCCAAGCACAACAACGTTTACCCGACCCTGCCCTCGGACGTTCCCAATCGTCCCAGTGCGTACCCGTGGGTCAAGCTGCGCCTGCAGAATGGCGAAACCGTCATCATCGGCGTGGCGTGGATCAAGGAACAAACGATCAAAGTGCTCAACGCCAAGCGCGTGCGCTGGCAAACCAACATCACCAGTGACGACGATGCAGCACTGATCGTTCGCGTACTGGCGGCCAATGGTTTCCAGGCGTTGGACATGGAAGTGATCGAATAAAGACAGCCGGGTAGGCTATTATATACAGAAGCCTGGGTCGTTTCTGTCGTGCTTGTACTGGCTTACCCGCACTCTTTAGCCAGGCCTTCGGGCCTGGCCTTTTTATGCCCTTATTTTCTTTTTCTACATACCGGGGCTATCTAGTGTACCTTAGGCGGAGCAGTACATGAAACACTTCATCATGGCGAAAGACGATTACAAACGGGACGTGAATATGGTCCCGGCGTACGTTCGAGATTGCGCCACGTATCTTCAACTTGACACCGGTATCGACTTCGACGAATGCGTTGACTACGTCCGCACTCAGGTCGGTCCGGGCGGCGCCCTGGAAATCAAAGCCCCGGAAGTGATGTGTCTGAGCAAGGACACTCCGGGCAATCGTGTCCAACGGACCATGTCCCTGGATCAGTACATCGGCGAAGCAGTACAGGCCGGTGACATCATCAGTCCCACGATGGCAGTCTACGCAAATCCACTGCGTCATGAATCCATCCTGGGCAAGTACGTTGCTGGTAACCTGACCAAGCGACAGGTGGCAAAGCATGAGATGTTCACGGCTCAGTCTGAAGCCGACATCTTCAAGCTCAATGGGGACATGGAGTCCTACAAGCGCTACTCGGCGCTGGCCGGTCAGAAGGACGCAGAGCAGTCCTCGACGAAGGTCAAGAACAACTCGCTGTCCGGTGCACACGCCGCACAGCACACCCCGCTGTACAACAAGTCTTCTCACAGTACCCTGACCAGCTCGTGCCGCTCGGCTACCTCGTATGGCAACGCCAGTAACGAGAAGTTCCTGTACGGCAATCGTCACTACTGGTCGGCGGAGTTGGTCAAGGCCAACATCATCTCGATCATCAACACTGCGGACCTGCCCAAGATCACCGCAGCAATGTCCAAGTACAACCTGGTCTATCCGACGCTGGAACAGACCATGGCCTGCATTACCCGCTCCAGTGACCTGTACTGGCGCGATGCAATGGAAGGTGAATCCATCCGTGCACTGGTTACTCGTCTGAGCCCGGTGCAGCGCGCTGCCGTGGTTTACGTGGGTGATTTCTACCATCTGGCCGAGTACAACCACGACTTCTGCCACAAGTTCCTGGACCTGCTGTCGAGCAAGGCAACGGTTCCGCTGGGCGTGGAAGAAGCAGCTGCTCAGATCGGCGCAATGGATGATGACCTGAAGGCCTTCGTCTCGATGCTGTGCGAGCAGGAACTGTACGGCACCAGCATGAAGAAGCTGAAGGTGGAGAACCCGGAAGGCTACGGCATCCTGGGCGCTACCGCCAAGGCGATCCCGGAAGTGCTGGACTACTACGCCGACATGATCCAGGCGCTGTGGGTCACCAACTGCATGCCCGCATCCATTGCTGCATTGCCGACCATCATCCGACGTTGCGCCATTGCCTCGGATACTGACTCGACGATCTTCACCACCCAGCACTGGACCAACTGGTTCGTGGGCAAGATGGACTTCTCCCCGAAGTCGCGTGCTATCTCCAGCACCATGGTCTATCTGGCATCGCAGGCTATCCGTCACATCCTGGCAAAGCTGTCGGTCAACATGGGTGTCACCCGTGAGAACCTGCACAAGCTGGCCATGAAGAACGAGTACGCCTTCCCGGTGTTCGCACTGACCGGCCGTGCCAAGCACTACTACGCCAGCATGTCGGCCCGAGAGGGTAACGTGTACGTGGAGTTCAAGAAGGAGATCAAGGGCGTTGCGCTGCGTAACTCCAACGTGCCCAAGCATGTCAATGACAAGGCGCACGGGTTGATCGATGAGATCATGGATACGGTCTACAAGGGCGAGAAGCTTTCGCTCACCAAGATCACCAAGACCATCAGCAACATGGAAGACAGCATCCGCAACTCGATCTTGAATGGTAAGTACGACTACATGACGCGGTTGCAGATCCGTGACGTGACGTCCTACACCAAGCCTGATTCCTCAGTGTTCGTTTACTACGACCTGTGGGAGACGGTGTTCGCTCCGAAGTACGGTCATGCAGAAGCGCCGCCGTACGGTGCGATCAAGATCGCGATGAATACCGAGAAGCCTGCCAAGTTGAAGGCATGGTTGGCTGGGATTGAAGATCGGGCACTGGCTGAACGTCTGATCAAGTGGTTGGAGGCACGCGGCAAGAAGCACATCACCGCGCTGTACCTGCCGGAAGCAATCCTCTCCACGACCGGTATCCCCAAGGAAGTCATCTCGGGTGTCAACATCCGTAAGCTGATCTTCGCCACGATGGAACCGTTCTACCTGATCCTGGAGTCGCTGAACATCCACATGAAGAACAAGTGGCTGACGCGACTGGTCTCTGACAAGGTTGAGCTGATCATGGCTACGCCTACTCTGGACACCACGGTTCTTGAAATCGAACCTGATGAAGCCAACGAAGATCCATTTGCGGGTGCATACGCAAACCTGGATGTCGATGGTTCCAGTGAACTGGACTGGTTCGACGAGGAAGCTGAGGAAGAGGACGAAGAGGAAGAAGACGCGTAAGGGCATAGAGGCAGGGGCTTGCGCCCCTGCCTCTGCTTTATGTCCCTGGTACGTTGAGGAACCGGGAGATGTTGGTGTTGATCTCATCCATCGACTTGTCAAACGCCGTGTCATCCAGACCACCCCGCATCGAACGATCGCTCTCCATGATCTTCAGACCAATGGCAATCTCGTTGAGGTAGCGCTGATTGACCTCACCATACAGCCCGCTGTTAGCCTGGACCAGATAGGAGATCACCGGGATGTGAGCCAACGTGATAGCCCAGTTCACATAACGGTTACGCAACGGCAGCTTGAAGTCCATGACCTCGCGAACGTTGTTCTTGGTGATAGCAGGCAGGCCCGCAATCATCGCAGGGAAGTCAGCACGGCGCGTCTTGGAGACATGCACGTACTGCTCCAGAACCTCGTTGACAAGGTCGTGGTAGTCGTTCAGAGCGAAGCTGTTGGTGTTACGCGTCTTGGGAATAGCAATCCCCATCAGCTGATACAGCATGCGGTTGAACAGCGCCACATCCAGCTGAGAGCGCATCATGTTGGCCAACGGCACCTGAGCCAGGAACTGGACGATGGCCATGTTGCGATCGGGGAATGCGCCCTGAGCATCGGACCACATCTTGAACTGCGCACCGAGCATGGGCAGGTTGACCAGAATCACGCTGATCCCATCGAAGCTGTTACGCCCGTTGGGGAAAGGCATGTTCAGATCAGTGGAAGGATGACGCAGTACGCGCACCGATTCCAGATCCTGCCAGGTGTCCTCGATACCAGTAACATCGAAGTCAGTGATGTCAGCAATCACCACCTCATTGCTACCCTTGCCGTAGAACGAACCATTGCGCGTCATCTCACCCTTGGAGAGAATCGACGTCATCTGGTAGGACATTGACCGGTTCAACGCCATGTCAGCGAAGCGGTCTTTGTAAGTTCTTACGTCCAAGGACAATGGTACGGAGGTGGATGCCAGGAAGCGTGAAAGAATGTGCGTTGTGGCTACGGACTGCGGATTTTGGCGATGCCAGTTGATCGCCGTGGACAGGTTCTGTTGGAGCTGCCGACGGACGTATTCAAACCGACCTATCACAACCTGACCGCGACTCCACGTCGCTGAGGGGTTGAAGATGTCGAGCATTGAGTGCTCCAGAATAAGTGGTAAGCTACACAGTATTTGCAGGACTAGCTGCAGGGAGTGCGTGTAAAAAATTACGCATTCTCACCCTATGCTATAGGGAAACAACCCTTCGGCAGCTTCGGCTGCTGAGATATGCGGGGAGCGTACGTTCCGAACAATTCGATTCAAACGCTTTTTAAGCATATATCATCCAATTGACGTATCCCAAAGATGCGTTGCGCGCAATCCATCAAAACCAGAAGAAGGTAGAAACAATGAGTGTGAACACCGAAGAAAACGGCGCCCAGGCCAACTCCCGTGATCGTGCACGTGAATCCGTGCCGAGCAACAGCGAGCGCCGCGAAGACCGCAGCGACCGTCAGGCCGAAGGCCGTGCCAACCGCGAAACGCGCGCCAACCGCCGTGCCAGCGTCTCCAGCATCGAAGCCGATCTGGCGCGCCCGATGTCCATCGAAGGCAACGGCGAACTGCTGACCGTCGTCAAGAACAAGATCCAGGACATCCTGAAGGACAACCTGAAGTCGACCTACGACGGCAGCTTCGGCGTGCTGGCCCTGGATCGCAACCAGATCAAGACCGGCTTCTCGGTCCTGGTGATCTACTTCAATGAGCGTTCGGGCAACAGCCAGTACACCGGCGCGTTCAAGCTGATCCTGGAAGGCACCGGCAGCGGCGCCCGCCTGACCCGTCCGGTCAACATCGGTTCGAGCAGCTACACCCGCCAGCTGGTTGCCGGCGACCTGGAAGGCCCGGCCCTGACCGACAAGATCAGCCGTGCGCTGGCCGAACTGAGCGGCGCCAGCGTCGAGCTGTACGACGCCGGCACGATGGTGATCCACAACACCGTGGACCCGGAGAAGCACGAAGGCAAGCTGAAGCAGTGCGTGCAGATCGCCACCCAGGCCTGCTTCACCGTCCTGGACCGCGCCACCGGCCAGCAGGAAACCCCCTTCTCGCCGCAGCTGCTGGGCAAGAAGACCGTCCTGTCCGTGAACATCGACAGCAACCCGACCCCGCTGGTCTCCGCCGGTGGTCTGCCGATCCGTACCGACTTCTCCATCGAACTGTCCGCCAGCGAAAACCGCAGCCGCGATGATCGTGACCGTGACGATGCCACCGACGAAGAAGTGCTGCACAGCACCGACGTTGGCCTGACCCGCCTCGACGGCTACATGGACCTGGTGTACATCCCGCAGGGCCGCGACAACGACCGCCGTCGTGACCGTCGCAACCGTCGCGACTACGTCGATCCGCTCTACCAGCCGGCGCTGGTCATCACCCGTGCGGCCAACCGCATCTCGGCGCTGACCATGGAGCTGTTCCTGCTCGCCATCGCGACCTCCACCATCATGGATCGTCGCCAGGAGTGGGTGAACCAGTTCCTGCGCCACGACGACGCCCGTGCTCACCTGCGTGACATCGGCGCCATCGGCTACGAGCTGGCCCCGCACCTGGAGCCGGGCGCCAAGGGCGAGCTGATCGACACCACCCGTGCCGACTTCGATCGTCGCGCTCTGAACGAGCTGATCGAAGATGCCATGTCCCCGGACCTCGTCGTGCGCATGCACATCGAAGAATCCGGCGACCAGTCCTGGCTGTCGCTGGCGCTGCTGGCTGCGGCTGAAGGTGGCAAGGGTAGCGGTGACGTGGCCGACATGATCTACAAGGCTGCCGACAACCTGACCGACGGCAACTTCGGTGATCGCTTCAAGGAACTGGGCGGCAGCAAGATCGCGATCGACCTGAGCGACCGCATCATCCTGGGCACGTACAAGGACAAGCACGGCGAAACGCGCGACCCGCGTGAAGTCGATGACTACCTGGCCTCGCTGAACCTGTTCGGCAAGAACGACATGGACATCGTCGAAGACCTGTCGATGACCCATGACGACGTCGATGCGCCGCTGGCGGTCCGCCTGCACAAGCGTACCGAGATCCTCCGTCACGCCACCAACGAGACGCTGGAAATCAAGGCCTACGCCCGCGCCATCGAGTTCACCTCCGAGTTCATCGAAGCGCTGGTGCTCGGCCTGCAGGACGCCGACATGGACATGCGTTCCAACAGCCTGAACATGGACTACCGCCAGGGCACCAGCCGTGGTCGTGCCGACGCCACCCGCAACGCCATCCGTTCGGACCGCGTGTCGAGCCTGTACCGCGACGGCGGCCGCGAGCGCGATACCGGTGGCCGTGGTTCGGCCTTCGGCCGTGGTCGTTACGCCAACCGCTGGTAAGCAACAAGCGCACTGCGCAAGTAGTGTGTTGATGTAGATGAGAGGCCGGGGGGTAAAACCCCCGGTCTTTCTTTTTTGTCTCTATGCCCTAGCGGAGATTTTCCTTGTCAATCATGTTTGAGATCGTGGACCATAACAAGCTGTTCCAGAGCTTGTCCGTGGATCCGCTTTTCATCAACGATTTCGATTTGAAAACGGAAGAGGACCGTAAGCGGCTCGACTCACGACTGTTCACACGTTACGAGGGCGACTCGCCTTTGGACGTATTGCCGCGCTGCCAGTGCGGTCACCTGACAGGCGGACGCTTCACCGGGATGATCTGTCCCGAGTGCGGCTACCAATGTCTGGTGGTCAGTGAGCGCAACATCGAATCGGACATGTGGATGGCGCCACCGGAAGGTGTGCGTGCTTTCATCAATCCACTGATCTGGGTCATCTTCAGCAAGTACATGACCCACTCCGGTTTCAACGTTCTGGAATACCTGGTCAACCCGTATTACAAGGCCAACCGCTATCCCGAGCAAATCATGGAGCGCCTGCGTCGTGCAGACATTCCACGGGGTATCAACTTCTTCCATGACAATTTCGACAAGATCTTCGAGATTCTCATGAAGGAGCGCCTGCTGAACATCCGCAAGGATGAGAAGGCTGACCTGATCCAGTTCGTCAACGAGAACCGCCCCGCAATCTTCTCCAAGTACCTGCCGATCCCCAACAAGATGTCTTTCGTGGCAGAAGACACCAGCGTTGGGTTCTTCATGGACACGCAAATGGCCACCCCGGCCTTTGCTGCATTCCGGACGATCTCCGGTGCTGTGAACTCGGTAAGGCCGCTCTCGCTGGATGTCCTCCAGTCACGAGCAGTGAAAGCCAACGTGCTGATGACTCAGTACTACATGGCCTTCCATGGCAAACCCTTCGGTGCACGTGAAGGGTGGTCGCGTAAACACATCTTCGGCTCGCGTCTGTTCTTCAGCGCACGAGCAGTGATCTCCTCGCTCAGCGAGAACCATCACTACGAAGAAGCGCACCTGCCGTGGTCCCTGGCCGTGGTCGGTTACAAGCTCCACATCCAGAACAAGCTCAAGCGGCTGGGCATGACGCCCAAGGAGGCCGCGCGATACATCAACGATCACACCCTGCGTTACGATCCGTTGATCGACAGCATCTTCAAGGAACTGATCGAAGAGTCGCCCCACGGCGGCCTGCCGATTATCCTGCAACGCAATCCTACCCTTGACCGCCTGAGTGCTCAGCGGTTCTTGGTGACGAAGATCAAGACCAACGTACGTGACGTTACCATCTCCATGTCGGTGCTGACTCTGGTCGGCCCCAACGCAGATTACGATGGCGACGCCCTGAACGTTATCCTGATTCTCGACAAGGATATGTATGACAAGCTTCAACGCCTGTCACCCCACCTCGGGGTGCTGGACTTGATGGCCCCGCGAACCATCTCCAATAACGTGAAGCTGCCGGGTCCGGTAGTCTCGACGATTGCAGACTGGCTCTCAAGAGCATAGCGGGGATACGCGCGGCATACGGGAGGGGCGCAAGCCCCTCCCGCTATGTTGTTTCTCAACTTGGATGATCCCCCATGGACACCATAGACCCACAAGGTGATGATAACCGTCATGAGCTGAATACTCTACTCCATCAAACTCTCCGGTCCTTCTCTCGCAGACACTACCGCATTCCTGCCCACTTCGGCGGAAAGCAGTTCTTGTGCAATGCAGAGAATGACTTCAAGGTCTGCTTGAATAAGCGGAACGTAGAGATCGTAGGATTCTCTCACGACGGCGAAAAGAAGCGTAACCTGCGGGTCTCTGAAGTACACGAGACGGTGAATAACCAAGCCCGTATGGAATACGTTGAACGTTTGCTGGAGTTGTACAAGAGGACGATCGACAAGGACCGTAGCGGGATCTACTACGTTTTGGAACATCCTTACCGCGAAGGCGCCATCAGGAATCGCTTGCTGTCCTTCGCCTCCACAGTGCTAAACGACAAGTTGCATCTGGGAGTTGAATATAGCTGTGCGTCTAACCTGATGCTTGTTACGATCAACAGTCACAAAGGCGATCGTCGATTGATGATGATGCCGATCACCCCCGTTCCAAGAATACTCTGATCCAGTCCCCGTTAAGGGATCGCTGGGATTGCTGTACAATCGATGGCCTGTAATAGTTGGAAGAAGAAAAGAGTTCCCCCGCTCTTTTCTTTTGTCGTCAAAACAGTTTCAGACCTACACTATCTAAAAGAATACGGATGAAGGGATATGGTGTGATGTATCCCTATTCCACCTAACGAGTCCAGAAATGAAACAGGGGACAATTACCAAGGTGGCAATGGCGCTGTTTGAGGCCCTCGCGCCTGACTACTCAGAGGAAGAGAAGGTCAGATACGCGAAGCATTGCCACATGGTGACCGAGCACACCAATCCACGACGGATTCGGTATCGGGCAGGAGAAGTGTCGCTGTCGGGGCGAGCCAAGAGTGTTGAACTCCAGGCCACGTACCACGGAAAGACTACCTACGCGTTTCATCCGCCGCTTCAGAACCTTGAAGCGGAGATCATCTTCGCCATCCTTGACTGCTACAAGAACGGTACTGGCATCAGCCACATCGTCTTGGAGGAGATCAACAAAGATGGCACGCAGCTCGCGGTTCGTGAGGTGTCGATCAAGGAACTGATGCGTATCATCGTACCCGAAGCCATTTTGCTGAAAGACAGCAATGCACGGGTCACGTTGGAGTTCGAAGACAAGTATCTACAATTAGGCGGCACAGGCGACGTTGCAGCGCGACGCGTCTACTTCCGCGAATAAACCAGAGGAGGGCTACGGCCCTCCTCTATGCCCTAATCCCATAGATTCTATTGAAAATGGACTAAAAAACTACATAGAGAACCTACCATATGCAATCATTAGAGGAGCAGTAATGGCCAGATTTTTCGAAGGGGATGAAGAGTCCTTTGACTACATGTTCTACGGGGAGCAAGACCGTAGGATGGAGTCGTTCATCTCTGACAGACTGGAACGTGCATCCTCAGGACTTCAGCGAGCAAGCTCGGAGTTCTTGGACCGTGCCAGAGGGATGTACGATCGTTTCTACAATTCGGATGCTGTCCGCTATGCTCGCGCTGCGGCGCGTGTGGTGGAAAGCGTTTGGATCAGTGATGAGGTTCGTCGCCTCACCAGCCTGAAGGCCCTGCAGACCGCCAAGCCGCGCATGCAGCGCTGGTTGATGGCTGAGCCCACCTACCGCAAGCTGTTCAATGAAGGCAAGGCTGCGGGCTATGGTGAGAGCTACGAGAACTTGGACCCCGGCAAGCTGGGTGAAGAGCACTACGACTATCGCCGCGTCATGTCTGGCATGATGATCGATGGTGAGGGTGACGAAGACTGGGTGGCAACGACCTACGACGAAGACCTGTACGACGAAAACGATCGTCTGTCGGTTGACGAGCAGGTGGACATCACCGAGTCCTGGCACCTGATGGCGCACTACGCCAAACTGGGCAAGAATGACCCCGGCAGTCGTTTCGACGACGAGCTGTAAGAAATGGTATAGGCCGCCTCCATTTGGGGGCGGCACATTTCAACGGAGCTCGCAATGCCTGGTATCTTCACGTTGTCTTCCAAAGGGCCTGCACGAAGCATTCAGGAGACCGCCGATACGGCAGTTGCGCACTTCCTGATTGCTGAGTATTCGCAGAGCACCATGTTCGCCGATAACGTCCAGTCGTTCCCCTGGATCATTCAGGCATTCTCCAGTGATGAGTCTGCCCTGAAGCGTCAGATCGAGGATCGACTGCAGCAACACCTGTCACATTACTTCGATGGTTCGCAGGTCGAAGTAAGCACCAGTGAGAAAGTGGTGGGCGATGAGAATCGACTGCATGTGGTTATCACCGCAACCGTGACTCGCGATGGCTATGCCTACTGCGTTGGGCACGAAATCAGTACCTACCAAGGTGCAGTGCTGCGCATCATGAAGCTCAGCAACTGACCTTATTTTTTTCTTTCAAAAACAGGCTCTATTAGAAATGACCCAGACCGCAATGTTGCCGAAGAACGACCCGCGCGTTGGTGCTGAACTGGACAAGTTGATCCAGGCACTGAGCGATTTCGAAGCCGATGAAACCGGTGACCTCGGTAAGGCGACCAGCCAGCTGATCACCATCCTGCAGAACCCCGAAGCGGCACTGGCCATCGGCGCCTTCCGCGATGACCTGGTGCAGCTGCTGAACCTGACCCAGCCGGCCAGCGAACAGCAGATCGCCGATGAACTGCTGATGCACAACCCCGGCACCCTGCGCACCCTGGGCGACATGTCCGGCATCCCGTACGGCGACCGCGCCGGCCGCTTCGAAGGTCATGAAGCTGCCATGGAACTGGACACCCTGCAGGAACTGCCGGCCTTCGACGCAGGTGCCGAAGACATCGTCGGCGGCGCCACCAGCCCCGAGTACGACGAAACCGTGCGCAACGACTTCGTCCTCGCCGTCGGCCAGGTCGCCGATCCGGCCACGGCCGATCTGCTGACCCGCCTGTACGACCAGGTCCAGCAGGCCAACCGCAAGGTACAGCACCTGGAACAGCAGAACCGCCAGATGGCTGCCCGCCTGGCCGAGCCGCTGCGCCAGATCGTCGACGGCACTGCCCGCCAGATCGCCGAACTGCGCCAGGGTCTGGCTGACCTGCGCGATGACGCCGGCTACCTGTCCTTCGGCGCCTTCCACGACCTGCTGACCACCGCGTCCAAGAACGTGGACCGCACCATGCAGGCCCGCCACAACCATCGCATCAACAAAGCCCGCACCTCGGTGGAGTTCTCCGAGCAGAAGATCGACGACCGCTCGGTCCTGGTCACCCTGTCCCCGCCGAACGATCCGGTCACTCCGAACAAGTTCGAGGTGAAGAACCGCATCGACGGCCAGTGGGTGGACGTCTCCAAGGAGATCCCGTCCTACGCGCTGGAAATGGTCTGCGAGCAGCTGCAGGTCCGCGGCCTGAACGACGGCAAGCGCCGCTGGGCGAACATCGCCATCCAGCAGGACGAACCGGCCGCCGCCGAAGGCGAGCAGCACGACCACGACCACGATCACCAGCACTGATCGTGAAGTAACCACTGACCCGGTGAATTAAGTAGCCGGGTCTTTCAAGGCGAAGAACATGTCCGACAAAGACAACGGGTCTGTCGATCCCCGATCGATTGATCAAATCCTGACCGAGCGTCAGGCTGCTCCGTTCGTGAAGGCACTGAAGCACATTCTCGATATGAATGCCGCTGACGTGCCGACCATCACCGAGCACGCCTTCAAGGCAACCATCCTGCCGTTGCTGACCTCCACGGAAGAAGAAATCAACCTGGAGCCGTGGGTACACGTTGCCGGTAGCCCGAACCGTCCGATCAACGTGGTCGACCACACCGGGCAGTTGCTGTTCCAGTTGCCGGCCCTGATGTCCATGCGGGCCACGCATTACGCCATCACCAATGAAGCCTCCTTCTTGGAGATCTTCCGGCGCACTGAAGCCATCCGCATCAAGAGCCCTTACGCCGCGCGCCGCGCAGCTGAAGAGCTGTTGGCTCAGCGCGTGTTCGACCCCGGCGTGAACTACGACACCGCGGTCATCATGGATGGTATCTTCCGTCGTTACGGCGTGAAGCCGTTGTTCGAAGACGACGGCGACGATGGCACGTCAGCGCCCACTGCTACCACGGGCGGTGGCAAGACCAATATCAGGCCTCCCGATGCGTTCGAAGAGTTCTAAGTATCTGAAGACGATGCAGGTCGGTGATATCCACACCGGCCATGGCAGAACCCCGACCACCCACATCCTCAACAATCTGCGTGAGAAGTTCAATCACGAGACCTTGGCGGATGTGGATCTGCTCTGCATCAACGGTGACCTGTTTGACAAGATCCTCTACTTCCCTAACCCGGTAGTGATTGAGATCCAGTTGTGGGCTGACTATCTGCTGCGCGTCTGTGCCGACTGCAATGTCGTGCTGCGCGTACTGGAAGGAACTGACTCCCACGATGCCAAGCAGAACACCATGTTCACCACGCTGCTGGAGTCCAACCGTCTGACGTTGGATTTCAAGTACCAGAACACGGTGTGTATCGAGTACATCGAGAAGCTGGACATCAACGTGTTGTTCATCCCGGACAACTGGCCTTCGGGCATTGATGGGACGTGGCTGGAGGTGCAGAGCCTGCTGAGGGAGCACGGCTTGGATAAGGTGGACTTTGCCTGCATGCATGGTGCGTTCACGCATCAGCTGCCGGAAGTCGTTGCGATCCATGGTGAGGGCGGGATGCACAACCCCGACCGGTACTCGGAGATCGTGGAGAAGTACGTCTTCATCAACCATGTGCACAAGCAATCGCGCTACAAGAACATCATCGCACCTGGCTCCTTTGATCGCCTTGCCCACGGCGAAGAAGAGGACAAGGGGTTTGTTGTTGCCGAGATTGGGTACGACGGAAACGATAAGATCACCTTCGTCACCAACCACAAGGCAATGATATACAAGACGGTGGATTGCTCAAACCTGACAGCGTCGGAAGTGTTCGAGAAGATCAATGCGTTGGTCGATCTTGGAATGCTGCCCAATGGCTCCTACCTCAGGGTGCAAGGTAATCGCCACGATCCGGCCGTGATCGGTCTGAAAGAGATCCGTCGTGAGTTCCCCCTGCTCATCTTCGATGACCCCAAGGTCAACAAAGAGAAAGTCGTTGAAAGTACTCTCTTCACTGATACACGCAATCGTTTTGAAGAAATCACTGTCACACCTGACAATCTAAAACAACTACTCATGCCTCGCATCGAGGCTCGACTGGGCGAAGGTGCCCAGTTAACAGGTGTATGCAGTTCCATCATTGATGAGCTTCTCTAAAGGAGAGTTCTGTGAGCAAGTTTGAGAGTGCTGTAAGTGTCGCATTGAACCAAATCAGCGCCCAGTTTGAGCAGCTGGCCCAAGCTGTCAGGACCGCTTTGCCCCATGCTCCGATCCCCACCGGTTATGGGGCTCCAGGGCTGCATTCGCTCATCAGCAACCTGAAGTTGGCCGGTGAGTGCGAGATGGCCGATACCGTCAAGATGCTGCGCGACACTGGGGCGATTATCCCCAACATGCCGATCGTGGTGAACTACCTCAACGATCGCGATACCGCGTGGGACGGTAGGCTCACCCTTAACCTGAAGCGATTCATCGGCAGCAATGTCACGGTTGCGTCCGATTTCCTGCATCAGGTGGATGCGCCGATCGTTGTCCGTGATCCGGATGGTCGTTGGACCTTCACCATCAAGGCCAAGGACAAGAACACCGGCTTCTATCGGGCAACTGACAAGAGTATTGAGATGACCCTGGAGTTTGTCGACGACAACACCTCGGCCAAGCTCAACCTCTCCCCCATGGGCAACATGGTCAGTCTCGATGCCAAGACCTTCGTGAAGCACCGCAACGAAGACGTGATGCACGGCAACCCGGCGGTGTTCTCGAAGGACTGGATCAAGAAGGCTGTCGAAGATCCTCTGGAAGTAGCGCTGATGGATCTGGCAGCCGCCAAGCTCGGCGAGCCGATCATGATCGACGAACTGGGTCAGTGGTTCGCTAGCCATGCTGATCTGGTGCGGGCCAATCCGAAGCCGGCCGAGTACCATGAGCGCAGCGTCATGTTCGAGCGGTCCATGAAGGACGGCACTTACTACACGGCGACCACCCCCAGTCACCACAGCCTGGAGTCGGAGGAGTGCACGATCTTCTTCACCTTCGAGCATCAGGATCAGAACCAGCGCCTCAAGGCACATCTCCAAATGAAGTCCGTCGAGGGCGAGTACGTCCACGAAGGGTTCCAGCTGATGTACGAGACGGCCGACGGTCATAACCAGGGTAGCCGGTACTGGAAGAACAGCATGGTCGACAAGGCCGAGCTGCTGCGTCTGCAGCGCATCTACGCACCGGTGTTTGAAAAGCTCCGGACAGAGAAAGAAGAACAGGAGGCGGCGCAGTCAGCTGACACTCCTGTCCACTAGGCCCAGGTGAATGAACATCATCCAAAGAAAGTTGGAAGAGCGTGAGCTGGGGCAGATTCCGGTTTCGATCGGAACCTCCCTTGCACTGGAGGGCGCCTTCGGGATCTACCCGGAAAACCCCGTCAGTCCTCCGCCGATCCACTCGGTGAGGCGTGTGTACATCAACGTGCGCACGCTGATCCGCAATGTGATCAATGGGCTGGATGCAGATGGCAAGGATCTGGTGACAGCCTCACCGATCTTTGACATCGTGGCTGAGGAGATGGAAATCATCTCAGCTGCAATCTCGCGTCAAGGCAATGCCAACAACAGCGTGGTCTTCTACGCGCCGTCGTACATCAGCCTGGCACGGAAGTTCAGGTTCGCCAAACTCTGGGAACCCAAGACCCCTCGACAGATTGCGCTGTTTGCAATTGAAGAGGCAGTCACCAAGCAGATTGCCAAGGAAGTGCGTACGGTCTCCATCTTGCACATGGACACCGACTTCCCCAACAACCTGCCGGAGAGCTTCCTGCTCACCCATTACCCGGTGGACCTGCTCTCCCGGTACAGTTTCAAACGTGTTGATCTGCTGGAGTCTCACACCGGTAAGATCAAGCCGTTCTCGCAGTGGTTCACCAAGCTCGGCGGAAGTAAGGAGTTCACCAACATCCCCTTCAACCGGCTGACACTGCAAGTGTTCGGCGATGGCAGCAATCACTTCCTCTCGGGTCCGAACCCGTGGAAGAAAGCGGTCTTGGAGTTGGCGGCAGACCGTAACTGGACACCTGTCACCACTCCCGAACTGGTGGTCGATTCCATCAGGCGGTACAAAGATCCGCTCATCAAAGGTCAGCTACTTTCCCTTCTGTAATAACTGACGGGAGTAGCAGATAAAATGTACAACGCACTGCACGGGAAATAAGACCAAAATGGCTTACGGAAACAACAACCAGAGCAACCAGCCGAAGGTGGCGCCGAACATCCTGAACGACTGGGATCTTCGCATGATCGGCGACCCGCAGCAGGGTGCCAAGAAGCCGCCGGCTCTGAACTGGCGTCTGAGCAACACCAAGTCCGGCACCAAGGCCGTCATGCAGGTCCGCACCAATGTACCCGGTGCCAAGGACGACGGCCTGATCTCGGCGCAGTTCAACACCCGTGACTTCTTCGGCGGTTTCCTGGGCATGTTCAAGCGCCTGGAGAAGCTGGAAGCCGGCAAGCAGCTGGTGATGGGCAACAACCGCTTCTTCAACGGCAAGCAGAACACCGTCTCCAAGACCATCCTGGGCAAGGAAGCGGACGGCGCCTGCTACATCGGCCTGGTGGCCCGTGATCAGGCCAACGTGAAGTTCTACTTCGGCCCGAGCGAGAACCACTTCCTGACCTACGCCGACGGCACTCCGCTGTCGAAGGAAGAAGTCAGCCTGATGTACGCCGGCCAGTACGCCGAAATGCTGCTGCACTTCCTGGGCAACCTGCTGACCTCGGCCTACGTTCCGCCGCCGCCGCGTGATGGTGGCTTCCAGGGCGGTGGCGGTGGCGGTGGTGGTTACGGCGGTGGCAACCGCGGTGGCCAGGGTGGCGGTGGTGGTGGCGGCTACGGTGGTGGCGGTGGGGCTGGCTTCCAGTCCAACGGCGGCTCCGGTGGTGGCTTCGACGCAGGCTTCGGTGGCGACGACCTGCCGGAAAACTTCTAAGCGGCCGGATGCCGTAGACATACCGACATATGGACACGGGAGCATCTGCTCCCGTGTCCAGTCTACCCCTGTCAACTGAAAAAAAGTTCAGCCATACATTACCCATATGGCGCCCTACAAATAAGACAGGAACGCAGCAATGAAAATTGAAATCTCCAGAGAGTCGGGAAGTGGTGGCGTGATCGAGGTTACTCTCAGTCACGGCAACTACGAGCCGACCACCTGGAACACGAGCATGCACGACCGGACCAAGATCAAGGACCGACCGGCACTGTTCAAACATCTCAACGCGTACTGGGCACATTTGCCCGAAGAAAAGCAGGAACAGATCTGGCACATCTACGAGACCATGCGGATGACCTTCGCCAAGGTCTTCGACGACAGCCTGCTGCCCCTGCTGCTGAAACAGATCCGCGAGCTGTTCGACGTCATGACTCCGGAAGATCTCTCCAAGTGGATGAGTCTGCGAGGCAACGCTGGTATCCCCAGTGCCATCTCCGACGCCTACACCGAGGAAGGTCGCTATGGGAGCATCAAGCGCTTCCATGACCGGACCTGCCTGCGTCCTGACTACCGCAACTTCATCTACACCGCTTTGGCATTGCGTTCGCTGATGCCGGTGTTCGGTGAATACATCTCCCGTACCGAGAAGATCAATGGCGCGGTCTTCAAGGAGATGATGGCACTGCCGCTGATCAGCGGAAGCCAGTTGTGGGACATGCCGGGCGTGCAGTGGTTGATCAAGTACGTCGATGCAACGCTGGAGCAGGAGAAGCCTTCTGACTCGGCAATCATCGGCGGTATCGGTCCATCGGAACGACCGGACTGGCTGCTGGCCAAGATCTTGATCCGTCGCCTCACCACCGAAGAGTTCCCGGTGAATGGCGATGACAACAACATCATGATCAACATCTACCACGTCGTACGCAACTCGTTGAAGAACGAGCACAAGAGCTTGATGGGTCCGATCACCAGCAAGTTCCGCAACGACAGCGACATGGGCGATGATCAAGAGCGCATCTCCCGGTACGAGCAGTACAAGGAACGCACTAATCTCTCCCAAGGTGACATGGCGCCCAATCGCATCTGGATCGAAGACTACGTCGCAGCCGCTCAGCGACTGGACCCGACGATCGACCAGGCGATGGTGGAGACCTGCGTCAGCTACGCACGCAAGCAGGATATCACGGTGATCTCCGAGCACACCATGGTCCTGATCAAGTACGTGCTGGATCCGGCCGTATCCTCCAAGAGCATTGATCCGCTCTTGCTGCCCACTACTCTGGTAGCGGCAGGCGTTACCCAAGCACTGCTGTGGCATTGGGGCTTCTTCGATCTGGCCGGCATCGTTACCGCCCGTCGTTTCGAGGTTCCCGAAGATGCAATGGCTTCTGGTCCTGAGCAACGTAACCGAGTCCCCAAGGACTTGGCCGAGGACTTGACTCGACTGTATCCCCACTATGTAACCCCGAAGGGTGGGCGACCGCAGACCGAGCGAAAGAAGAACATGGCATACATCGCCATCGATCTCATGGCAAACCTGATGTTCGGCGCAGAATGGACTCTGACCTGTCCGCCGGCGTTGGCCAAACAGACCAACCGTATCACCAATGACAGGATGGTCGCACCAGCGGACCTGAGAGAACAGCTGGCAAGACTCATCATCGAACGTATCGCGTAACGGAGTAAAGACAAGAGCATGGCACGCAAAACTCGCATCATCCAACTTCTGTTCCGGGAGACTGGAACCTACCAGACGATGCAGGCACGTCCCTACGTCGCCGAGATTGACGGACACGACCTGATCAGTTTCGCTGAACGCACCGATGACGGTTCGAACTTCAGCCGCGAAGCATTGGCCGGACTGGCTGGTAGCATCCTCTCACCGCAGGCCCACAGCGCTGGCGAAGTTGACATCGCCGGTGGTTACGGCAACAAGCGCTACCGCTTCATCATGGAAGTCAGCCATGAAGATCGCTTCGGCGGTGGACACCGTCAGGTGTTCTCGGGTTACACCGACTACATGGGTGCCGACTCCCGCACCCGCCGTGGCGATCAGGTTTCCATCGACCGGAACATGAAGCTGTACCTCAACAGCGTCATGACCATCCGCGACGTGGTGGACCACAGCAGCAATCGTCGCGACACCATGTCCACGGTGTTCGAGAACTCCCACATCCTGTCGGGCCTTTACAAGCCGAGCCTGCGACAGGACGAAGGTTCCATGGACGTGCGCATGCGGCCGGAAGACGTCTTCGCTTCGATGACGTTCAGTTCGTTCAAGTCCTCCCGCCGTTCCACCAACGACGTGGTGCACGACACGCGAACCTCCTTCGCCGACGGCATCTGCAAGTCGCGCCGTTCCAACTCGACCGCTGCCAACTACCTGAGTGACCTGTTGACCACCTACAGTCGCACGACGGACAACATGCAGTACGAGAACACCGATCGTTACAAGAAGCTGGAATCGGCTCGCGGCGCCATCGCCGAGAACTACATCACGGATGACCTGTTCCTGGGTCCGCTGTACCGTGAGACCAGCCTGAAGACCGGCAACTGGATCACCTTCCAGGAACTGATCGACATCGATCCGGACGTGGAGCGCGATGAAGTCACCCAGGTTCACCACAGCAAGGTGATCCATCGTGACAGCACCCGCCTGCGTGATCGCAACGACGACCAGGATGACTGGGCCGACGTCAACAACGAGACCGTGGCAGCAACCATGCTGTCGCACGCGGTCCCGGCGATCATGATGGACCTCACGCTGACCCAGGTGGCGTTCATTGCTACCAACCGTACCCGTGACAACCGTCCCGAAGTGCACCCGACCGGCGGCCGCATGTTCAGCAAGCATGTGGACAAGGTTCCCGAGAAGGTCATGAACGTCTTCCTGAACCGCCTGGAAGATGAAGTGCTGCGCGACATCTCCAACCGTGGTCGTATCGACTACGACATGGAAGTGCGCGTGAACGTGTTCGGCGACTCGATCATCAAGATCTCCCTGCTGGGCGGTCGACATCACGAGTTCGTTGTACCGTCCTTCAGCGATGCCGGCTTCGTGCCGGTGCTGGCCCGTAGCAGCAGTGCTCTGGCCAGCCTCGCCCAGGAACTGACGGAGCTTACCTCCACCGTCGATGCCAATGCAGCGGCACGTAACAACTTCAGGTCGAACTTCATGGGCACCCGTGATGACGACACCATCGACGATCGACCCACCAATAGCGGCCGTAGCCGCTGGACCGAGAATGACCGCAATGACGCTGATTCCGTTCTATAGTTCCTTGCTCGATTCGCTCAACGTTGTACAGAGCGATGATGGCAAGCTTTCCCTGCTCGTCGGCAACGAAGAGCGCCCGCTGCTGATCAGCGGCAAACGTGCGGCCATGCCGATCGCTGAAGTGCTGCGTGGCGGCATCGATGATGGCGTCGTGGTATTCCATCCGCTGTCGGAGAAGATCTTCCGCGGCGAATCGGAAGTCCTGAAGAAGCTGAAGGAGCTGGTGACCCTGCGACTGGGCACCGCTCTGACGCTGACGATGGCGCACATCCTGGACATCGCCGCAGAACCCGAGCAGCACAAGAAGCTGCCGCCGCAGGCCATCAAGCTGCTGCGCAACCTGCCCGACGCTGACGACAAGTTGGTCAAGACCTTCGAGAAGATCACCGAGACCTTCGCCGAGCACAAGGAGCACCGGCCGTTCAAGCTGTTCCTGCGCAAGAGCGGCGTGATCGGTGATACCACCTACAGCCGTGTGGCCAAGGTGGACTTCCCGTACATCGACCAGATCGATCTGGAAAAGACCGACCTGTTCGGCTTGAAGGTCCGCAAGCGTGATCCGAAGGCGCTGTTCAACCTGATGGATATCGTGGTGCCTGGCTGCGCGGTGCCCAACACCTACAGCTACGGCAGCAACGCGCTGATCGCTCCCAACTTCGATGCCCTGATGCGTGCCTACCACAAGGTGGCCAAGCAGATCAACGAAGTCAGCGAGCTGTTCCGCGACAAGAACGAGGAAGTCAATGAGCTGTACATCGACCTGAGCTGGTTCGATGGCATGGACGACCTCGACAACCTTGCCGTGCAGGTGCCCTCGATGTCGGGCAACGAAGGCAACGTGGCCATCGAAGAACGTGCACCGGGTGATGACAAGGAACGCGAGAAGCCGGTCGAACCGGAACGCGTGCCGGAAACCCGCCGCAACGAAGAACGCGACGATCGTGATGATCGACGTGATCCGCTGCGTGACAACCGTGGTGACCGCGAGTTCTCCGAATCGCGCGATCGCTACCGTCGTGAACGTGATGAAAGCCGTGGCCGTGATCGTGACCGTCGTGATGACGAACGCGAACCGGCCCGTAGCAGTCTCACCGACCGCTACACCGGCAAGGCGGATAGCGCCCCTTTCCGCGACTCGTCGTCGTCCAGGGATCGCGACGATTCGAGGTACGGAAGCCGGCGCGATGGCTCCTCCGAGCGCGCTGGATATCATCAGAGGCCTCGGAATGGCTGGCGTTCTGATGATCGCGACGATCGTGGTCGTGATCGTGACTACCACTACCGCGGTGAGCGCGATCGCGATGATCGTGATGACCGTCGTAGCAGTCGGCGTGACCGTGATGACCGTTACGACCGCGATGACCGCGGCCGTGGACGTCGTGACCGTCGCTACTGAGTAACGGCATAGGCGGGGGGATAAACCCCCCCGCTTATTTTTTTGCCTTCGACTCACTGGCCAGAGGTCATCAGAGTGCGCTTCTCGGTGATGTAGCGAGACCGCAGCTTCTCGATAACTTGAGAAGACGGAACCCGCAGAACCGTTTCGGTCCCAAGGAAGTCTTCATTGCTGCGCATGTTGTTGACGCGCATGACAATGTGGTGCATGAAGCGTGGCACATCCATGGCGGTGAGCAAGCCTGCCAGATCGCCTTCATTCTTCCACCCGTGACGTTCAGGCACAGGCATCAACGTCGTCGAGGCGTCCCGACGCAACAGCCCCAGGTGAGACTCAATCATCCGGATGAAGTCAGGGTCGTAGTAGATATCGAGCCCGTCGTCTCGTTTCGTTCTGCGTAGACTCGATTGCATGACCGCTCCAAAAGAAAAAAGTACAAACCTATATCATTCATTAGCAGAAGAGATTTGAAGTCTGCATTCGCTAGGTTAACGGAGCACCAAGAATGTCCGAGCATTCGCACGACTTTCACAACCCCAAAGGTCGTGAACAGTTGTCCCCGCAATTGCTGGGGTTGAGTTCGCTCAACAGCTTTCCCGCAGAAACATCATCCTCACGTGCGCAGATGTGGACATCGCACATGGGGCAGACCCAGGTAGTAAAGGGAGCATGTCCGCCTGTAATTGCCACTGGCACGGAGTGGGATTACGGTCAGTACACCTTCAACATCAAGATGCCGTGCAATGCGATCATTCGCAAAGTCATTCCCAAATACAACACGCGCACGGTCGGTTACGAGTCCATCCGCGAGAACCCATCCACGCTGGTGATCTTCGAAGATGCCGACAGCCGCGCTGGCCGCATCGACTGCATCGAGATCCCCCGCCACTGCATCCACCATCAGCACTTCGGGTTCATCTATGTTCCCACGGCCGCTGAGAAGATGCTCTACGAAGGTGCAGCCATCGAGGAAGGCACGATCCTCGCAGACTCGCCCAACGTAGATGAGAACGGCGACTACAACTTCGGCATTGAGGCGCAGGTAGCCCTGATGTCGTTGCCGGGCGTCATCGAGGACGGCATCATCGTCAGCGAAGACTTCCTGGAGTCGATCACCTCAGTTGGCATCGAGACCCGTACCTTCAGCTTCGGCAAGAAGCGTTTCCCGCTGAACATGTACGGCCGTGACTCCGGTGACTACCGTCCGTTCCCCGAGATCGGTCAGGCGGTTGCTGAAGATGGCATCGTGTGCGCACTGCGTGAGTACGATCCGATCCTTGCCCCGATCCACATGTCTCCCCAGGCACTGCGGACTCCGGATGCTCCCCACGATGACGTGATCTACGCACCGCCCGGTGCTATCGTGCGTGACATCCAGGTGTGGCATGACAACCGTCGTTCCTCGGCACCGCCGACTCCGGTGGGTATGGAAGTACAGCCGGCACGCTATCACTCGGCGGCATCGCGCTATTACAAGGCGATCATCGACACCGTGGAAGGCGTGGAACGTGAGCGCAAGCGCGCAGGTCGTCCGTTCCAGTTGGGCGAGCGGCTGGAGGAAGTGATGGTCAAGGCCATCGCTGATGATCCCAGCAACGGCGGCGATCAGAAGATCACCTACACCTACCGCAACGAACCGCTGGATGACTGGCGTGTCGAGATCACTCTGGAATATCCGGTGATCCCCGACATCGGTTCCAAGGCGACCGGGCAGGATGGTGACAAGGGCGTCTTCGTGGAAGTGCGCAAGCGTGAAGAAATGCCGGTGGACATGCACGGCAATCGCGCTGACATCGTCATGGATGCTGAGTCTGGCATCAAGCGCATGAACATGGGCCGTCTGTACCGTCAGTACTTCGCATCGTCCTGCCTGTACCACACCGGCGTGGTGCGTGACATGTACGACAAGAAGGTGCCGATCGAAGAGATCTGGGACTTCATGCTGGGCTACTACGCCATCTGCTCCCCGATCAAGCACCAGCTCCTGACCAGCGCAAGCTACCAGGGCACGCCCGAAGAGCACATCCGTTCCATCGTCAAGGATCAGATCCGTCTGACCATCCCGTGTGACAACCCGGCACGTTCCATCGACATGGTGCGTGAGCTGGAGAAAGCCTACCCGACGCCGTATGGTCCGGTGAGCTTCATCGGCAAGCGGGGCAACAAGATCACCACCAAGAACAAGGTGCGGATCGGCGGGCTGTATATCCTGGTGCTGGAAAAGACGGGTAACGACTGGGCAGCAGTATCGTCCGGCAAGACCAGCCACTTCGGGTTCCCGGCCAAGCGTACGCAGCGTGACCGCTACAGTGAACCGGGTCGTACCGGCTCCACTCGCGTGGGCGGTGAGGCGGAAGTCCGTCTGGGTGAAGCAATTGCCCAAGGTACGTTCGCTGAACTGATCGAGCAGTCCAACAGCCCGGTAACGCACGGCAACATCGTGTTCAACATTCTGACCCACCCAACGCCGAGCAACATGGATACGGCAGTGGATCGGAACATTGCACCGCGCGGCCAAGGGCGCAACCTGCGATTCCCGAAGCACATCTTCGGATGCTTCGGCTTCAGGATGATTCAGGTTGATCCCGAAACGGGTGAAACCCTCCAGCGTCTGTGAGGACTATGAGCAAGTATTACAAGGCAAGGGACGTCGCAGCGATGTCCCACGACGAACTCTGGGATATTCCCGATGGCCTGCACGAGGTCGAGTTCGACGACGGAACTGTGGAGGTCAAGGGTCGCTACCTGATCCTGTCCTCCTACATCTGGCGATTCGTCAACGAGTGGCCTGACGCACCGCTGCTGAAGGAGCACTTGTACTCGGAGAAGGAGTTCTCCAACAAGGCCTTCCTGAAGCTGCTGGGCACCATGCTGTTCAACGTGTTTGACACGTACGACATGCGGCGTGACCCGGCTAACATCGAGGATCTGTGCAAGTACTTGTACGAGATCGTCAATGCGGTGTTCAACAACTTCACGCTGAACTGTGAAGAGAACGCAACCTCCCTCGATATCCTGGACTTGATCGAGGTGGTGGACTACCCGGAGATCGCAGCAGCCAAGGCTGCGGCACTGCCCACCCAGCGCGGCATCAAGAAGGCCCACGCGGCTATCAAGGATTCCCTGCTGGATGCGGAAGATCTCAGCCACAACGCCACGGCGAAGATTGCCCGGCGTCTGCTGGTTTCGATCGACCAGATCATCCAGTGTATCGGCCCCCGCGGCTTCATTACCGATATCGCATCGGTGACGTTCCGCGAGCCGGTGATGTCCGGCTACATCGAAGGTCTGAACACGCTGTACGAGTTCATGATCGAGGCGCAGTCGGCTTCCAAGTCGCTGCTGTTCAACAAGGATCCGTTGGCTGACTCGGAGTACCACAACCGTAAGCAGCAGCTGTCTGCTAACGTGGTGCGCCGTGTGGAACGTGGTGATTGCGGTACGCCGTACTACACCACCTTCAACATCAAGGCCAGCGACCTTCGTGCATTTGCGGGCAAGTACTACTACGGCGATGACGGCAAGCTGTTGACGCTGAAGGAAACCGACCGCCACCTGCACGGTGCCAAGATCAAGATGCGCTCGGTGCCGCATTGCCAGCACAAGGATCACGGTACGGTCTGCTCGACGTGCTTTGGTGAGTTGTGGATCTCCATCCCCGACGAAACCAACCTGGGCCATGTGGCAGCAACGGTCTTCTGTAAGCTGATCTCTCAGCTGATCCTGTCCACCAAGCATTTGGATAGCAATGCCTCGGTGGATGAGATCAACATCAGCGACATGGACAAGATGTACATCCAGGTTGCCGATGACCCCAACCAGATCCAGTTCACGGAAATGATGGGGAAGCAGAAGTTCAAGATGGTGATCCATGCATCGGAAGCCAAGTACCTGTCCGACGTCAACTTCGTGTCGGAAGTGGATCAGCTGCCGATCTCCCGCATGAGCGAAATGACGGCTGTAAAGTTGGTCATCGGAGAAGGATCTAATGTACAGGTTATGGTCGTCCCGGTTGAGATGAATGGTCGCAAGGCCTACTTGACCTACGACATCCTGGACTACATCAAGCGCAAGAGCTGGACGATCAACCACGAAGGCAACATCGTGATCGACATGTCCGAGTTCGATGTGAACAAGGCTGCTTTCGAGCTGCCCCAGCGTCACATCAACATGGTCGACTACATGCGCTGGATGGAAGCGTTCCTGCGATCCTCCGGTCGTTCCGAGCGTAAGAAGATGGGTATCGAGAAGCGCCGCGTGCTGAGTGACTTCAACAGCATTGACGCTGCGTTGGCCGAACTGTATGAGATGGCCAGCTCCAAGCTGACCGTCCCGATCGCATACCTGGAAGTGCTGATGTACTCCACCATGGTGCGTGATCCGGCCAATCGCGACCATCGACTGCCCAAGGGCGGTGACCCGATTCACTTCGGTACGTTCGGCGACAACATGACCCGTCGTTCCTTGACTGGTCCGCTGGCGTATCAGGATCAGATCGGCGTCATCACCGACGTGGAGTCCTACATCCTGCGGCATCGTCCGCCGCATGTGCTGGATGAGATGGTTATCGGCTAAGTGTAAGGAGGGCTGGGCAACTAGCCCTCCATGTAACAGGCGGCACCTCTGGACGGGGGACTTCGGTCCCCCACGTTCACGGGTACAGGTTTTTTCTTTTGGAGATATCCGTGGATCAGCTCAATTACGCGATGCGCATTGATGTCTACACGCATTACGTGAAAGCAACCAAGTTTGACACCATGGGCAAGACGGCGCTCTTTGAGTTCGCCATCGCCCAAGGTATCCGCGGATGGAAGCCCATCGGTCGCGGTAAGTCAGTCCAGTGCATTACGTCGATCTTCGCTGCGGCGACCAAGGATCGATCAGAGTTCCGTTTCCACATCAACCATTTCGAAGCGCTGAAGCGCCACCTGATTGCTCACGACATCGGTCCGAACAAGATCGAATTCGTCCAGCATGGGGAATACATCCCGGCGATCGCGAACTTCGTCAAGATTTCGGATAAGAGCCTGTTTGATTATCAGGTTCCTCTCCATGAGTATTTCATCGCCCCAGGTAAGACAAAGGTCGTCACCCTCCAGACTGGTAAGGGTAAGACGATGCTGTTCCTGGAGTCGGTGTACAAGATCCAGAAGCGGGTGATCTTAATCATCCGTCCCAAGTTCATCGACAAGTGGATCCTTGACTTCCGTGAGATGTTCAAGGAGACCGACACGTCGCTGGCTGTTATCCGGGGCGGTGGGCCGCTGTCTAACATGCTGCAGGCCTGCGTTGACGGCACCTTCGACGTCGACTTCACGATCATCTCCAACAAGACCTATCAGCTCTGGCTGAAGGACTACGAACACACGCGTGGTCAGTCCGGGGAGTATCCGCTCAACCCTGACATGCTGTGCGAGGCAACCAAGGCTGGCGTCATAGCCGTGGACGAGGTGCATCTGGACTTCCATCTGAACTACAAGATGGACCTGTACACCCACGGCGCCAAGTCGATGAACATGTCGGCTACGTTGGTCAGCGGCAACCCGAAGATCACCGAGATGTATCAGGTCAAGTTCCCGAAGTTGGAACGATCACCTGAGATCGAATACGACAAGTACATCGCAGTGTCCGCTCTGTCCTACACCCTGCTCTCACAGAAGGGGATGCGCTACAAGCGCAGCATGGGCTACTCGCACACCGCGTACGAAGAATCGATCATGAAGGACAAGGAGCGCTTGCGCAACTACCTCTCCATGATCGCAGGTATCACCAAGACGACTTACGTCAATCGCATGGTGACTGGCCAGAAGATGCTGATCTTCGCATCCACCGTTGAGATGTGCACACTGATCACCAAGTTCATCGAACCGATGTTCCCCGATCAGAAGGTGAATCGCTACGTGGGTGAGGACGACTACAGCGATCTGCACACCGCAGATATCGTGGTCAGTACCATCCAGTCGGCAGGTACAGCGGTTGACGTTGACGGACTGTGGATTGTGTTGATGACTGACTCGATTGACTCGATCCAGTCCAACCTGCAGGTTCTCGGTCGTCTGCGCAAGATGAAGGGTAAGTTCCTCGGCATCACGCCGGAGTTCTACTACCTGTTCTGTAATCAAGTCGAAAAGCAAGTCCAGTATCACATGAACAAGTTGGAGCATTTCTCCGGCCGCGTAATTGGACACAGAACCTTGCTTACCTCCTACAAGGTGTAACATGGAATCGAACGAAGAGCGTGTCTTAGTGTACGCTGACCAGATCCGGGGTGGCGTCAACCACCCCGGCGTAGCTGCCCACACTCCGGCAGAGAAAGACTGGCGCTACTACATGGACGAATGTCAGGATACCGAGAAGGCCTGGCTGACCATCCATGCAAAGCACTACCAGCCCCGCTGGATGGCTATCCTGATCCACAAGCCGCGTCTGTCAACGATCGCCACCGTCTGGAGTGAAGACCGGATGGTGAAAGAAGAGTGGCGTCAGGGCAACCGTGCCCAGGATCTGCTGACTGGCATCAAGCGTGCACTGACTGGCATGTGCTACATGCTTGGTCCGGACACCACGATGAAGATGATGAACATCAACGGTCGCGCCTTCATCACTGCCGCTCTGGCTTCGTTGGACATGGAAGCATCTCCGCATGAGAACCCGGCGCTGAACATGCTGGCGGCAATCATGGCAGACGCTTCGTGCGAGCTGTATCCGACCGACCCGCGTTGTGGCTACATCCACCTGTGCGGTCAGGTAGGCGTCCCGTTCCGCTTCCTCAGCGCTATCATGCCCATCGTTGATGAGTACTTCGAAGCGCGCGATGAAGCTGTGGCCGAAGGCTACCAAGAACTTAGTTCGTAAGAACATAAAGCCCCTCCCGTCTTGGGAGGGGCGATATGCTGTTAATCAACCAAGGAGCAACACAAAGATGTCGATGTCACATGAAGCAATTGCCCTGCGTGGTAGCTTGATCCGCTTGCAGGCGATCGTTGGTATCATTCTCGAAGCCGGTGCACAGATCAACGAAGAGCACGTGCAGGAGCTGTCCAAGTACATCGGTGAGCTCGGGTTTGTCAACGAGAGCTTCCAATACGAGCGCGTCATCTCGCTGATCAACACGGGCAATTACGAAAGCTACGCTCGCCCGCCGAATGAACTGATTGATGCAATGGCTGCTCGCGTGAGCAACTCCAACGTCGCCGGCGTTCTCTCGGCCGCGCAGTCCCTGAAGAAGATCACCACGCCCAAGGAGTACAAGAAGGTTGATTTTGCCGAGGTCATTGCAAGGCAGAAAGCTTCTTCCGCAGAACAGGTCTACGAGCGTACCCGTGACCTGATGCTGTACTTCCGCGATGATGCCCAGAAGAGCCACCCTGCCAATCCGGCGCTGGCTTTGCGTCACGCCGTCCAACTGACGGAGAACGAACTGCGCAAGGAGTTCGATGGAATCTGCAAAGTCATGCTTCGCGTTACGGACGGTACGGCAACGGTTATCATCAACCTGGATGAGCCGGGGGTCGGTCAACACCCGCCGCGTGAAGTGAACTACGACTACACCTACGCTGAAGGCAGTGTCATCAGCCAGATCGTCAAGGAGGCCAAGCATCTTCTTGCTACTGGGTTTGTTCAGGGCTGCAGGCAGTGGCCTGATAACCGGCTCTTGGCTGCGCACATGACTGTCAATGGGACCAGCGGTGTGCTCAACCTGCGCGGCGAGCGTCACTATGTCTACCGCATCAATCTGGTGGAGGACACCGGTGAGGTGCTACTGAAGGTTACCGATCGAGCGGGCAACGTCATTGGTGAACAGATCGTCGGTGACCTGCTCAACAAGAAGTACGCTCACCTCGAAGCTCCAGTTCGACAAATGGCGGAGCAGCTCATCAACAGCACCGAGCTCCCTACGTACGAGGAGTGCGTCGCTATCGAGCATGACCTGCGCGCCATGTACCTCAATTTCATTCACCCGAAGTTGCGCGACATCTCCGAGGTCGAGATCAAGACGTTCAAGTACGCGGCAAATGGGCGCCCGTTCTTCATGGTGGCCATCGATTCCACCGACCTGGAACATGAGATCGTATTCCCGGTCTACATGGAGTAAGCGGACATACTCCCCCTCCCGGTTGGGAGGGGGAGCTATGCCTATCTCTTTTTCTTTGTCCCGATTACGATATCGGTTTCGAAGGGTAACGGATCAAGGTAGTGATACATCAAAGGACGGATCATGTCCTCGTAGTTCAAGTGCCCATTACCGCAACCCAAGGGGACCATGGCCATGTCACTGATCCCCATCTGTTCATGCTTGTCTCTCAAGCGGATCAAGTTAGCCTCGATCCAGTCGTAGCGTGACGGGCTACCCCACCATTGCTTGGTGGGAAAGAGCAAGACTTGTCGACCTTCCCCGAAGGGATACAGATACATCTTGTCAATGGACAAGGCCTTAGCCTTGAACAACTTCATGTAGAACTCGTAGAGACCTGGGATAGACTCACGCAGACTCAGCGCAACTCCAGCCCCCATAGCACCTGTGGTATTGATGGTACACACGAGCGTTTGACGCGGGGACGCCGAAACGTCCCCTACCAGTTCCTGTACGATCGGCATTATCGACCACTCTTCCCGTCGGTGGCTTCACGTGCTGCAGCTTCGGCAGCAGCCTGCAGCTTAGCTTGTCGCTCCAACCAATCCGCGTTGCTCTTGAACATGATCTCCGTTTCCCGCCGACTGAGTAAGACGAACTCGCTCCACGACACCCCATACCGGTCCTTGATCCCGTTGATCATGTACCGATACATCTTGTGCTCAAGCGGGCCGTAAGACCCGTATTGCTCTTTGGGGTGCATGGCAACAGCAGCCATGGGGCGAAGATCTACATCCCCCGTCTCTTCAGTGTAGCGAGAGTCGTGGTAGAAGATCCCGTAGTAGTCGTCGTACTCCTCCATGCACATCAACTGCACTGACATGGAGTCAACTTCCGAACTGACCGTAGCCAGCAGGTTGTTGTGCGGACCTAGATCGTTGACCTTATCCAACCCGAAACGATCAAAGACTACATGACCGTTCGGGTCTTCTTGTTCAAGGTCTACATCACAGAGGCGGAAATCGCCTTCGCTGTGCGCTGGCCGAGGAGCGTGAAAAAAAGTCGTGTCACGTCGAGCGGCAGCAGGCGCGGATGCTTGGAGCCTTCCACGGTCTGCGGGGCGGAACAGACACGGCAGTTGTAGCGCGGGATCGCCACCATTGCCACGGTCACCGAGTCGATGAACTTCTGCACGCCTTCGGTGAAGCGCTCCACCACGTCCTGGCGGCTGGAGATTTCGCCGAGCAGTTCGACGAACGATTCACGCACGTCATCCTGGTCATCTTCTTCCGGGTTGAAGGTGAGCACACCTGCAACTTCTTCTTCCTTGTTCTTGAAGATGATGCGCTTGACCCAGTGGCTGTACTGACGAGCGGTGGCCATGCGGGACTGCGCCATGATGTACTGGTCGCGTTCCTGCCCTTCCAGGGCGGTGCCGAAGGCCGCGTCCACGCGCTCTTCGATGGAGTTGATCCATTCGAAGGAGGACTTCTCGTACAGCTAC